CTCTCAAAAGTGGGAATCTATGGAATGCAATCTAGCTTGGACATACTTAGAATTCAGATCTAATACAAGATTATAATGTAATTTGAACTTGTAAGAATTGGTTTAGAGTTCAAATTGCTAAAAAGTCAAAGTTAGAACCAATGTATTTCGTGATGGCAATTAGCACAAAGAAGAATGCATTTATCTAATTCTTCTTTTATTATATTCCAATCATAAGTTAGCAATTGAGAAACTTGTTTTGTTTTTGTTTGTGGATCTTTGTGATGAAAGTGAAGGGCAGCAGGGCATTTATTATAATTACAAATAGAGCATTTACCTCCACAATATTCTAATGCTTTTTGTTTATTAGCTTTTTTTAGAGTTCTTGATCTTTTTAAATTCAGTTTGTATGTTTCTTCATTTATTTTTCTAGTTTTCTTTTTAGTTTCCTTTTTAGTTTGTTTTAGATTTTTTTTCTTTTCTTCTTTTGCTAAAAAGTCAAGCTTGGCTAATCTTTTTAGATTATGTTTTGCAAGTAATGTCTGCGTTTCTTTAGATAATATATTTTCCATACTATTATATAGGTCATAACTCTTAGAGTTATGTATTTTCACAATAGTAATTCTTTCATCTTATTTTCAAAGATCCCCCCAAAATTCGAAATCAAACTAAGAATAACTCTGATTTTGGAGACTAACTCTTATACAAGATATAGTGGTCTTCAAAAGCTATGTCCTACCATATCTTGCGAGGGTTGGGATCCTAGCACAGGTTGGAAGCTTGTCTACGGGGTTTTTCTTATTTACTTAGAGTTTACATGGGGCCCCCCTAGGTTACCTAAGTCCTTTATTTTCAAACACTTATGATCTTTTCTTTTTTTTCTTGGAGAAGATCATATCCAATAAGTAACCCCCAACCTCTGACCATGAGGGAACTCGGTTTCTCTCATAATATTCCACGAATTGTGCTGTCTGAAAATCAATATTCTGTATAGTTATTGATTCTCCACAGCAGGGACAGGTTCTTTGTTTGTGGACTATTCTTTTTTTTAGTCCAATATTAGCTCCGCATTGGCAATAATATTGAAACTCCTTAGATCTTCCAGAGATACAAAACTCAAAATTCTCTTCAGGTGTCATTTTTTATTCTTCCTTTTTGGATGCTCAATAAATCGGATAGGCTTAGAAATATGCTTATTCCAACACAATCCACAATCTGCACACGATTCACACTTTCCGAGTTGTTCGGGGCAAGTAATAGAATCCTCCTCTTCCTCGAAAACATTAGCTGAATAGATGCCGGAATCGGGACATGATTCCTTGCTATTGGAGAATCGAATCAGACATCTATCTGGGAAATGTCTGTTCGCATAACTAATATCCCGCCCAATATTGGTATCATACTTATGGGCCGTGTATCCCCAAATATAAAGATTAGGATACATATTCAAATGGCGAATCCAAAACTCCGTATATTCGACAGAAAAGAAATCGCCTAGCACATGAAGGCGAATCGCTACTTTCTGATAAGTAGCACACAGGCTTTCAATCTCTTTTGCCAGTCTAGCCATTAGTTCACTATCCGGCATAGACATTCGGTGAGCGAAGGGCATATTATTCCCGTAGCATTTTTCCCACATTGCACAGTAGGTAGGGCAAGTATTCCGCTCCTCCAGCGTCAAAGTATAAATGATCGCACCCTTCCACGACGCTGGGCCTTTCTTTACTTTCTTTCCTAACTTTTTATTGGTGCTGGGCTTCACGACTCTATGGGTGTAATCCGAACCCTTGAGGGATTGAAGATAGACCGTGCGCCCACTCTCGATTGCTTCGCTAGTCTTGCTCATGCCCCAAGTATCGACCTAGAAACCTAGAAACACAAGAAGAAAATGGAAAAAGTTTGAAGTATTTTGACGCTCTAAGTGCTTGTAAATAAAGGACTTAGGTAATGGCGGGGGGCCCCATATAAATTTCGAATAAAAAAAGAGGCTCCCCGTAGCTAGGCGACTCTGATACCCAGCTAGGGGAGCCTCAGGGCTTCCAACCCACCTACCCCCCGTCATCACTCAGGGGGTAGGATTCTCAGTTATTGTTTGCGAATTCGATTCCCAGATCCCAAAGTTCCCGATTGACTCGCATCATTTCTTGAATCTGATTCATTTCCCGCACCTTGCGATTGTTTCGGGAATAGCCTCCGCGAATCAGGTTTTCTTGCACGACATTATATCGTGCCCAGAGGCTTCCTCCGTGATCTTGCTGGCGACGGGGTTGAAGGAGGGATGCATAATCCGGGAGAATGTCCTGCGCGTTGTCCCAGCGAATGCGAGCAGCACGAGTCGCGAATTCAATAGCCCTTTCGTTCGACAATTGAATCCCATCCCATTTCTCAATCGTTCCCACAATCGGATTGAGATTCTCGCGGAATTGTTGAATCGCAGCGAATGCGTCCTCAATATTGAATTGATTGTTGTGGCGCACTCGGAATTCTCCAATTGATCCAGCAGAAACGACCAGACCATTTGAGCAGACCATGCAGAGGAGGCCAGCGTGGACTGAAAAATTGGAGGTTCCGTTGTGGCTGTTCATCACGATCATGCGAGGGTAAATCGCGCCTCTGCGAGGATCCGTGATCGGGGAACTGTCCCGAGCCTGGAATTCCATCTTGTGAAGCCCGAATTGAGTCCTAGCCGGGGTGCGAGTCTTAGGGCCAGCAACCGAAACGATCCCCCAGTTGTTCGCTGCCATGCTTTCGATGATCTGGCGAGATGAGACGAAGTTGTAACGGTTCGACCTGCGCCCATCGTGCGTCTCAGCCAGCGCACTAGGAACCTTGGATTGAACCTCTTCCAGCGTTAGAAAGTGATGTACCATGCCCCTAGTATAGCATCGATTCTAAACCTTGGAAGAGGAAAATCGAAGAATCCTGTGTTCGTAACCCCTTAAAAACAAAGGACTTAGGTGTACGGGGCCCCCCGCCGAAGGCTTCCACAGCCCTCTTTGGGAAGAAATTAGATCTTTTCTTCGTACTGTCTAGTTTCTTTTTCCCAATTGTTGATCTGTTCTTTGATTTTGTCCAGATCCTTGGTAATTGTGGATCCTAGAATCTCTTGCCCATGATTGATCATTTCCTCATAGAGCTTCTCCATGCGTTTCTTTTTGATCTTTAGAATCAAAATACGGTTATGGAGTTGCTGAATGATAGTTTCAATAGGAACTTCCGGCTCTTTCTTTTTATTTTTCACATGGCCTCCTTACCACGCTCTTCACGCTTACTTTGAATCCAGTTTTCGACATTCTTAGAAGATCCCCACGAACCCTCTGGAGCATAGCTTCTAAGCCATGCAACAATGGTGAAAAAGTGTTTTTTGTTCTCTTTATCCAAAAACAAAGAACACCCTTCCACATCAGACTTCAGAATCGAAGTTAGACCAGATCCGGGGTGATACCCATAAACCAAATAATTCACCAAAGACAGCTTGGTAAACTCAGGGACACCAGTATAGTGAGGATAGAAAGTATCCATCCAATAGGTGTTGTAGTTAGATGAATCGCTCATGCCACTATAATACCACCTTTCTACCACAATGCAAGAGAGGAACCAAATAAATTTTAGACATAACTTGTTACTAATAAAGGACTTAGGTAGTTTAGGGGGGCCCCATGTTACCTTTTCGTAACACAGAGTCTCAATCATTCATTTTCTATTCAGGATTGATCACGAATCCATCCTTGTCCAATTCAATTTCATCGTCATCAATAATATCTGCGAGCTTGTTGGGATTGCACCCGCAATAGTATTCGTCTTCCATAACAAAAACGAACTTTTTGGATTTGTCCTTCAATTGCTCTCGGACACCGAGATTGGGATTGACCCAGAAGCTTACACGCGCTTTGATGTTTTCGTCAGATTTGCAATTGGCACACCGAATCACGCTTCTTCCTCCATTTCATTCCACAGAGTTTCAAAACAATTGCCACAGGTGCGAGAGATTAGGAATTCCCGCGAATCTGAATTCAATTCCGGGAAGATGTCTTGAATCAGCTTTTCACCATTAGCCCAGTCCTGGAACTGTTCCGCTGACACGGGCACAATATCGAACTCCCCGCACATTCGGCATTGCCCATGAATTGTTATTTCAAATGTCATCTTTCCGTCCTTCAACGGAATAGTGACCAAATCAAAGAAGAACCCTTCAGTATTGCGGGACATTAGTTTTCCTCCGTGCGAAACTTTGAAACCTCTTCCCAATTCTGGGAACGCTTTTGCAATTCCGTCAAATAAACTTCGGTGATTCCCGTGATGACAATCATCATTGCTGTTTTGAATCCAGCCTCAAAGTCTTCCGAATGCTTCTTTTCATTCGAATCAAACTTTGATTGAGTGAAGTTTGCCAGCCCAATGAGCAGGTGAGCAAGTTCATTTTGAACTTCTTTGTAGGGATTTTGCGCTTCCATGCTCACATTCTACACTCCTAGTTTCCGAATGCAATAGAGAATCAAGAGAAATCCGTGGTTGTAAGTGCTTGCAAATAAAGGACTTAGGTAATCGGGGCCCCCTGACATTACCAAAAAGTCAAATAAAAAAACCCACCCAGTAGCTACTTAGGTGGGCCGAAAACTTTCGGGAACGACCTCTCCCCGATTATTTTCTAACTTTTACGAAGGTTTACTCCGTTTCGCGTCCTAGAATAAGAGGCTTGCTCTGGTTAGGCCGGTTAAGACAGCTTCCCGAATGTTGAACTAGTATCATCCGGGGTGAACTGTGCCTAACTGATCGCGGATGCGTCATCTACGGAGAGGCAGGGGTCTCTGTCAATCGGTAAAAGTGTACTAGAATCGCTTCAGAAGCTCTTCCATGATCATTACCAATTCTTCCCGAGTGATGCGCTGCCGCTCTTCCCAATCCTTGCGGTAAGCTTCCATCTCGGCTTCGCTCATCTCGGCTTGGAGCGGCGATTGTTCCCAAGCTTGGATGCGCTCTTCGGGTTGAACTTGGCAGTCCATCGGGTCGAGGTAGTCGTTGTTGTCCATGCCCCTATTATACACCCTTGGGGGGCGAAGGTCAACAGGGAAAACAGGTTTTTCTACAAGTTTTCCTAAGTGCTTGAAAACAAAGGACTTAGGTGATATCGGGGGGCCCCATAGCAATATCTTAGCAACTCTGCATTTCTAAGATATTGCTAAGATTGATTATTTAGCGCGAAAAAAAACTTTGAAAGGAGATAGCCCTTTCAAATAAAACATCCAGCTACCGATGTTTTTATAATGTCCTTGGGAGCGTCTTCCCTTCAATCAAGTTGGTTAGAAACAATGGTTAGATAACCACTCTGACCATTGTTTCATCTTGATAACGGTACGCGACTCAATAGTCGCCGCTTCCAGCCTAAACCCTATTTAGACTCGCTGGAACGAGTTTGTTTATTGCTCCTCTGAATCTTCGATTTCTTGTGCTTCTACCGAATCGGTTTCGATGCAATGCCAGTTAGTTTCGACAGGGGGACTATCTGACTCCTCGACGAACCCACCGTTCCATTTTTTGACCGCATCCGATTTGGACTCGGCCTCAATAATGCATTCCCACTCTTGTTGCTCTACCCAAGTAACTCTAAACTTTTTCATTTTGGCTCTCCTTTACGCCGTCGAGAATATCTTGCCGGATCGCGTGGAAAGCTAGCGCGCTGACGATTTCGGCAACGCTGTTCATACTGCCGAGCGCATCGCCGAAGCCATTTTCCATCATGGCATTGCAATTCTCGCTTTCTTTTAGCACTAAAAAGTTGTTCGCCGTGTAAATCGACAATCGGCTGCCCTCAGCAAGTTCCGTTGCAATATCTAGCTCATCATAACCGTCTCGGATGTTGGAGAGGGCTTCTTCGACGAGCTTCCGAATCTCTTCTTGGTAATTCATACATGGAGTATCGGCTATTTAGGAGGGGATTGCAAGCTAAATCTAGGATTTTTTTATGTTGTAAACCCTTGTAAACAAAGGACTTAGGTAATCGGGGCCCCCTGACCTTGCAAAATAAAAACAAAAAAGGCGTGTAGGAACTAACTACACGCCTCCTAGGTAGGACGGACAAAAAACCTACCTAGTAAGACCTTAGTACTACCTGTTCTTGACAAGTTCCCCTAAGGTCTAGTACCAAAAAATCAAATATAATAAAAGGGGGCTTCCTTCAAGAATCCAGAGGGGGTGGATGGATATTTCTTGAAGGAAGCCCCGCAAGGCAACGGGAGAAATAAACCCCCAACCCTTATAGCCTGATCGCAAAAGCAAGCTATCCGCACGGGTTGGGGAGGGGTAAGAGCGTAGAACTTCCCACGAAACTACGCTCAAACCGCCCTTGTGCTACTTGTTGTCAGGTGATGCATTCTAGCACACTAGGCCAGAAAAGCAAGCATAAAAAATGGGGAACCTAGAGGGCTTCTCTTCTCTAGGTTCCCCTACTGGATCAAGGTTGTTGATCCAGAATCGAATCCCGCAGGGGGGTGGTTTTGATTTCGGGAGCAGTTTCGCCCCCGAGGAGGGCTACCGACAGAAGCGTAACGCCTTGCTCATTTTTGAAGTACAGGCGAGTGGAGGTCCAATGCGTGCCATCGGCGTTATTGTACTTGATGTCCTCCCGGTGGATGGAGCGGACATAGGAAAGGGTCAGATTGGGAAAGCCATTATTCATTGTGGGATGTTCCTTCTGTTGCGATTGTCGGGAGCACCTTGCTCGCCGACACTTTCATTCTACACTTCCCCCAACAGGAAGCAAGTGGAAAAGCAAAAAAAATCTCGGAAAAAATCGCGATTTTTTTCTTGACAGGGGGATGAAGGCGAGCCAGATCAGACTCTATAGTTATAACCCCAATAAATAACTTTTTTCTGAACTTCCAACTACTTCCAACTACTTCCAACTACTTCCAACACCTTTTAAAAATTTCTAAAATTCCAAAAAAGCTTAGGAGTCCCATAGGGGAGGTATGACACCCCTTATAAGTATTCAAAAAAACTAACGGGTCCCATAAATGAAATGAGGCCCTAGATTAACTCTAGGGCCTCTGTGGTATCAGGATCACCTCCTTCGACTCGGCGGGTAACGGATTATTTTGTGAAATTAGATACCACGAAGAACCCGCCAGAGAGGCTAGGAGTTGTTTTTATCTTTTTTGTTGTAGGACAACCAAAAGAAGAACATTAATCCTAGCCAACAAGTGCTAACTATCCAAACTGTTGCAAGTACAGCTTGCATTTAATCACGCACTCATTAGATCCGAACGCAGTTGCTTGATAAATCTCTCAGCACGCTTTCGGCTCTTTGAATACATGGTAAGTTCTATGGGAGAACTGTAACGGTTTTGACGATACATCACCATGTAGTAAGTTGTCATACCAGAGCGTTCAGCCTCGATCCAGATTTTTTTATTTTTATTTTTGTTTGTCATAGGGGTATCTCCTTGATTTTATTATAGTGTGTAGTTTTAAAAGTCTACATAATAAAGGAGGATTTTTTATGTGGACTAATAAAAATTATATGTTACGCCCTATAGCTCACTGCTGAAAGGGTAGATGTACATAGCCCTCTCTAGTTTAGGGAGGGCATCAATCAATATCTTCTTTATTTTTGTTTGCACATCCTCCACATGAAGTTTTGGGGGTGTGCAAAATCTTTTTATGGATTGCGATCATAAAGTTTGTTGTAGCACACCCGATTATACCATCAAGTAAAAAGATGTTTGTTAAACTGTATGCTGGGTAAACAATACCGATGATTCCAGCTACCCAGAACGATGTGCATACTTGGCAAGTTATAAGTATCCAAGCCCATTTCAGAATTTTATTCTTGTAATAAAATTTTCCAAGCCAAGCTCTGAATGGCTCTAGGGCCGTGGAATTTGAAATGATATAACTTCCACCGAAAGTTATTAAGATAGACATTATTAAATAAAAGTAAGTTACTTCCATAGATTATTCTTCCTTGTATATGATAGGTAGTTGATTGTTATTTATAAAGGCTTCTCGGTTTTTGTGCCAAGAATCTCTGCCTACTAATTGACCACTGGAATGATGAATCATATTAATTGGCGCAGTTCTATTTACCATTCCTGCCTTCAAAGCTTGAGTGGTATAATGAATATCATAGAAGTCCCACTCCCCTTCAAAGATTTCTGGCTTTTCTAAACTTATTTTACGAAGATTCCCCGCCTTAGCTGCTAAAAATAATCCATCTAACACAGCTACATTGCCATAAGGTCCGTAAAATGTTGGGTAAGGTTGCTTTAAATCATTTAAATGTACAACTAACCCCTTGTGAAACCCTAATTTTTGATGTTCCCAGTTCCACCAAACTGCATCTTTACCCAAATAAGTTGTTCCTGCTGGTCCTAAGAAGCAAATTTTAGGATCTTCTAGCTCTTTTTTAATCAAATCAACAAAATCTTTGCCTTTTATTGTGAATTCTATGTCATCGTGACATAAAATTACAATATCTTCGTCTTTTGGATTAGCTTTTTTAAAGGCATTTGAGTAAGCTCTAAAGATTGAACTCTGATTAACTAGTAAATGTACTATAATATTATTGTCAGTATAGAAATTTATTAGTTTTTTAGTTACATTACTTAATTCTTTAGTTCTTGTACATATAAAAACATATATATTCATAATATATGATAGTAAAACTTTAACTTTTTTATGGAAAAACCAGAATTAACACAAGAATTTAAATTATGTAAGGATGATCCAACATACTTTATATCAAAATATGTAAAAGTAGTGCATCCCATTCGAGGTTTAGTTCCATTTAAGCTTTATCCTTTTCAAAAGAAGATAATTTCTGAAATAGAGTCGCACAGATTTAATATTTTAAGAAAATTTCGTCAAGCTGGTTGTACAACTATTGCTGCTGCGTATGCTTTGTGGTTTATTATCTTTAATAAACACAAACAAGTAGTTATTTTGTCAAAAGGTGATGCTGAATCCACAGAAGTTCTTGATAGAATCAAAGTTATGTATGATGAACTTCCAAAATGGTTAAAACCTGGGATTATAGAAGACAATAAACACACTTTAAAGTTATCTACCAACTCCACAATCAAATCTAGACCTTCTGGAAAACAATCTGGTCGTTCTTTGGCTGGATCGATGCTAATAATTGATGAGGCAGCATTTATTGAAAATATTGATACGATCTGGGCAGCAGTTTATCCGATCATTTCTACTGGTGGTAGAGCTTTTGTTCTTTCTACCGTTAATGGTGTCGGTAATTGGTATCACGAAGTTTATACAAAAGCGATTAATAAAGAAAATTCGTTCAATCCTATAGACATTAGATGGCAAGATCATCCTGAATATAAACGCCACTTGGGATTTGAATGGCTTTATAAAGAGATGGAAGAGAAGCAGTTGAATGTTGATGATTGGGAAAGAACAACCAGAGCCAATATGCCCGTTCGTCAATGGATGCAAGAATATGAAGGATCTTTTCTTGGAACTGGAGAAACTTTCATAGCTGGAGAAATTTTAACTAGAGTTAATTCTCAAGTTGCTTCTAATTATATTCAAAAATATGAAAATAAAATGAGAATATTCCAAGAACCTCTACCTTATTATACTTATGTTCTTGGATGTGACACTTCCTTAGGTGGAAATCGAGATTATTCTGCCTTTCATATAATTAATTGCTATAATGGGCAACAGGTCGCAGAATTTTATTCTAATAATACTCCGATAAATGAGTTTGCTTCAATTATAAATGAAGAAGCTAGTATATATAATATGGCTTATGTTTTACCTGAGCGGAACACTATAGGAAACAATTTAATTGACTGGCTCTTTAATGTTTACGAATATGAAAATATCTGGTCTGATGATAGAGGTAAGTTCGGATACCAAATAACTTCACAAAACAGAGAACAATTACTAGCTAACCTAGAAGAATCAATTAGAACAGAATTAATTAAAATAAACTCGACAAGAACCTGTGATGAATTACTAACTTTTATTGTTAATGAGTCTGGTAAGGCAGTAGCTGAAAAAAATAAAAATGACGATTTAGTAATGAGTTTAGCTTTGGCAGTACATGGATACAGAAACTTGTTAGATACACTTCCTGCTGATTTACTGAAGTCTAACAACCAAGATACCCAACCAATGCCAATGCCTAGCAAAGGAAAACGATCACTAATGTCCGAGGATGATTACAAATGGCTGATGAGTTAAAAAATAAATTAAACGAGGGATATACGGAGTTTGGTAACACAACTCAACCAGAGTTTTACTATCCAACAGGTCCTATAGGTCGCTTCTTTGCTAAATTCTTCTCTAGAAAAGCTGTTCCTGAACTAAGGAAGGAGCTAGAGAATAAACGAGGCGACACCATCGTAAACGATGATGTTATAAAAACTGATGCTGAAGTAGTAGGACCTACTGGAACAGTAACAGTTTCTAGAACTCCTCTAATTCCTCAGCTAGAACTCAATAGGAAAAGAAGATATAAAGAATATGAGGAGATGGATGATTATCCTGAGATCTGTGCTGCATTTGATATTTATGCTGATGATTCAACTCAGAGAAATAGTAGAAATGAAGAATGGTCAGTAAAATCTAGCAGTGAAGAAGTTGTTCAAGAAATCCAAGAATTATTTGATAGACTTCAGTTAGATAGATTTTTATGGGATATTGTAAGAAACACTGTAAAATATGGGGACTGTTTTACTGAATTAGTTCTAGATGTAAATAAACCTGAGCAGGGATTGAGAAAAATAAAAATTCTTAATCCTGGATTTATATTAAGAATTGAAGATGAATTTGGATATCTAAAAGAGTTTATGCAAGAGATTCCAGATAAGGTTACCATGGAATCAGCTTCGATTGCAATGTATGGTGGAATTAAACCTTCTAAGTATATTAAGTTAGACAAAAATCAAATAATCCATTTTAGACTGCATACATCAGATCCAGCCTTTTATCCTTACGGTAAATCAATAGCTGCTTCCTGCCATCGTACATTCAAATCCTTGCGTATGATGGAAGATGCAATGATGATTTACAGACTCTCCCGCGCACCTGAGAGAAGAATTTTTTACATTGATACAGGTAATCTACCAACCCAAAAAGCAGAGCTTTTTATAGAAAGATTAAAAGAAAAATTTAAAAAAGAAAAATTTTATAATACTAGTTACCAAACAGTTGATGCTAGATTTAATCCTCAAAGCGTTGATGAGGATTATTGGATCGCAACTCGTAACGGAGCAGGGACAAAGGTAGATACCCTCAAAGGGGCAGAGAATCTTGGAGAGGTTGATGATGTTCAATACTTTAGAAATAAGTTATTAGCTGCTCTTAAAATTCCAAAAGATTATATTACAGAGTTTGATAAATCTCCAGAGCGTAAAGCCAACCTAGCTCAATTAGATGTCAAGTTTGCAAGAGTTATTATTCGTGTTCAGAAGAGCATTGAAGTTGGTTTAGAGAATGTTGCCAAAAGACATCTGCAACTTAAAAATTACCCCCCAAATTTAATAAAAGAAATTAAAATTAAACTTCCAGACCCGTCTGATATGTTTGCCAAGCGCAAATTAGATCTGGATGAACAAAAGACCAGGGTTATTCAAGCTGTAAAAGGACTTGGTATGTTATCTCAAAGAAGACTTTATAAAGAATACTTTGATATGACAGATGAAGAAATAGACCAAGTTCTTAAAGAGCTTGATGAGGAAGCTGCTAAACAAATGGAGCAACAAGCAGCTATGCAGCCACAGCAGCCTCAACAGCTTCAAGGTGGCCCATTACGGCCTTCTAAACCTGGATATGGGGAAGCAGGAGGGCAGGAAGGTCAGGAGAATGCAACTCCTACAGGCCAACCTCAACAACCCCCAGTAGCGGAAAACCTGTCTAAATTAACTTCTATTTTAGATGTTTCTTATCAAGATAAGTTAATTCTAGAAAGAATTATTGAGAAAGAATCCAATAAAGTGAAAAAATCTTGAAAATAAAAACATATATATTAAATGAAAGTAAAAGGTAATTAAAATGATAACATCATTGTACGAAAATCGTGATAAGAAAATTTCTGAACTTGTTAAGTTAGGTGACTGTATTGGCAGATCATTAAGAGAAAATGTTCATCTTTTCTCAATAGATGGATCGACCGAGATAGTAACTTACATCACTGAAAGCAATATGGTAATCAGTGGTAAGTATACTTTTGGAAAAGAAACTGCTCTTCATAATATTAAAATTCAAGACAGTTCAATCTTCGAGGACAATGCTCTCTATGAAAACTTTATCAATGGTAAGGTTTCCAGTTTTGTTAAAAGCATTTACGAAGATGATTACAGATCTGCTGAGACTAACTTTGGAGAAATACTTTCACTTTGGGAAAATAGACTAAAGTTTGATAGTGTGCAAAAGAAGCTACATGAGAAAACAGAAAAACTTGGATCTTTGGAAAAGATAGTAGAGTCTGAGGAATTCCAAAGATTCTTAGAGATCGAACCTCAAGTAATTAATTTCTTAAAAACAAACTTTAATAAGATTAGCAAAGTTCCAGAGATTCGTAATGCCGTAAATCTTTCAAACTCAATTTCAGAAGCTTTCAAATTACCTAGAATTACTCACGAAGAACTAGAAGCCCAAGGAACTTATGTTTTAAATAACAGCTACACTTCATCAATATATGAGATGATTTGCCGTCAGGAGTTAGTAAAGAAAGAACTTCTAGAGTCCAAAAAAGAGTTTGATACAATTTGGGCATCTAACAAAGCTATTCAAAATTTAGCAAATTGCATTTTTGAATCAGATGAAAAAGTTATTAATGCTCTTTCAGAAGCACTAAAAGAAGTTCCTTACTTAGCTTTAGCTTCTAAAAATAACTTGTATAAAACATTCTCAAGTTGTTTAGCTTCTGTTGACGGTCTTGGAGTTTCAGAGAAGGATATTCAAAAGTATGCTTCCAATATTTTTGAAGCTAAGAAAGAAGTTCGTTCATATTTAATCAATGCAATGAACGAAAAATTTGGAGTTAATGTTTTAAATTTACAAGAGCCCCCAAGCTTTAAGAGTTTAGTAAATACCCAAATAATTATCTTTGAAACAATTTCTAGATTGGCTCCAAATGGAAGCACAGTTAAAAAGATAATGTCTGAACTAGCTGATTCATTAAAAAATAAATCAGGTGTAGAAGCTATAGATGTAAATGATGTTATTTACGAAATGTTTGTTCGTTCAGGTTATTCAGAAATCCTTGACGAAAATAAAATGTTATCTATGTATACAAAAGTTGATTTTAAGCAACTAGCAAACGATTTACAAGATATGGCTTCCTACATCAAGACTACGCAAGGTCAAGGTTCTGAGGCAGATATCCAATATGAAGATGATGAAGTCATGGGGCAAGAAGAGCCTGAGGAAGAGCAAGAACAACCTGAAGAGGAAGAACAAGAAGAACCTGAAGCTCCTGAAGGACAAGCTCCAGAAATGGAAACTGAAGAGGGAGCAGAAGAAGAACAACCATCAGAAGAGATACCAGAAAAAACAAAAAGCCCAGAGGAACTTAAAAAAGAAGTAGCGAAACTTGAACAAATGGTCAAGGATTTAGCCAACGAATTAAATATGTCAGACAGAGTTAAACCAGAAGAAGAGGAGAACGACTAATATGGCAAATGCAAATCTAGCTCAAAGAACATTTTCTAAATTAATTCCAGTCCCCACAGGAGGATCTTTAACAGTAAGTTGTGTTGATTCTGTTGGAAATTTATTAAAATGTAATTATTTAGCAACACAATTTGATTGTAGTGGTACTGTTACTGGTGGAGGAATTTTGTTTGTATCTCCACAAGTAGGATCTTTAACTGTTCACCCTTCATCTATTGGAGCATCTTTAAGTAGTACTGCTGCTACCTCAGGAGCAGTTGGGTTTGCATTAGCGTCTGATGGGGTAGTTGTTTCGCCAATCTATGAATATATTTGCTTAGGAAATGAAAATTTTTCTTTAATTAATTTATACAATTTAGGCTCCGTAGGGGGTTATGCAACGCTAACTTACGGTATAGTGCAAGAGTTTAATACCTTAAGGGCAGGAGACAACAAACTTTATACAAAAGGAAGTTAATAAGTGGCAGACGCGAGTGCATTAGTTTATGTGGGAATAGATCCTGATACAGGAACTCCATCTAGTTTAAATGCATTTGGTTCTGGAGATGTCATATCTGAAGTTATAGGAGGAACAGGTAGAACTAACCTTTCTGGACTATTTTCTTCTGTTGGTAATGTTCCTGTAACTTATAACACTACTACTCGTCAGTTTGTAATTCAAGATGTCAGCGGAGTATCAGCTACTGTTGATTTTGAATCTGTTAGATCAGCATTAGCACAAGCAAGCGCAGCAGTTGGATTTAATGGTCAAAATCTAACTAATGTTACTAACTTAGATGTGTCAGGAGATCTGATTCTAAGTGGTTACACAGATGGAAAAGCTTTATTTGTTTCTTCAAATGGTTTAATAATTGGCAGAACTCTTATAACGGGAGTAGCAAGAACTGCTACTAGTCCTCAGCCAGCACCTAACGCTGGATCTATTTTAAGATACTCCACAACTGATAGTGAATATCAAGCTGCTGCTGATGTAAGAGTTGGTTCTGGGGGTGCTTTAGAACTATACAACGGAGTTGGGCTTGAGATTGTAAACGGTGGATATATCTCCATGGTTGGAGGAGGTATATTAGCAATAGGCACAGGAGGAAGTTTAGCTGTTACTGGAACTGCAAGCGTTAGTTCATTAGCTGTGTCTTCAAATGCAACAGTTAGTGGTTCACTTTCTGCTGCAAATTATCTAAATCTTCCTTCTTCTTTAGTAACTTGGGGTTCTGCAACAAGTGCTACAAACTCCTATAGTTCAACAAATGCTTATAGTTCTACATTAGCTAATAGTTCAACAAATGCTTATAGCTCAACTTATTCTTTAAGTTCTACATCTTCATTAAACTCAACCCAAGCTCCTAATAATTTTACAGTAACAGGTAATTTATCTGCAACTACTTATTTAAATCTTCCTTCTGCTACTTTATTATGGTACGAAGCTAACAATGCTCAAAGAGTTTTAAAATATGTAAAGAATGGCACGGCTGCTTCAATGCCAAAAGGAACTCCAGTTACAGTAACTGGAACTACAGGTGATGTTGCAAATGTCGCTGCTCTTTCTTCAGTTAATACCCATGTTCCAGAAGCACCGGGTTTTTCAAACCATGTCTTTGGTTTAACTGATACAACTATAGCAGCAGGAGCATTTGGTTACATTGTAACAGAAGGAGCAGTTAGTGGAAATGGGGGAGATCCTTTAAATACTAGTTTATTCTCAGGTGGAGATATACTGTATGTATCAAGTAATGGACAGTTAAATAATATTAGACCTCCTGCTCCATATGAAGCTCACCCTGTTGGCTATGTTGTTCGTAGTCAGGCAAATAATGGAATCATTTATGTAAAAATAGAAACAGTTCCTGAGTTTAATGATATAGTAGGAATGAACTTAAACTCAAGTCTGGTGAACGGAGACTTGATTAGTTATGATTTAACTACTAGTACATTCAAGAATGTTCAGTCTATAAATATTTCAGGAACTATAAAAGGTGGAACAGTTTCTGCAACTACATTCTTAAACTTGCCTTCTTCTACTGTTGTTTGGCAATATGCAACAAGTGCTACAAACTCCTATAGTGCCACTTTAGCTAATAGTTCAACAAACTCCTATAGTTCAACAAATGCTTATAGTTCTACATTAGCTAATAGTTCAACAAATGCTTATAGTTCTACATTATCATTAAGTGCAACAGATGTCGTAAATGCTGGTCCTGTAGATGCTACTTATCTAACTTTAACTTCAAATACTAAATTAACAGGAGAACGAACATTTACTGCTGGAACTGGTTTAACTGGAATTGATGGGGGTGCTAATTCTACTTATACATTAAACGCAGATAATACTAGCCCAATTTGGACTGCGGGTGTAATGTTTTCAAAAAGTTTAGAAGGAACATCTCCTGTCAGTAATGGTGATTTAATTTATTATGATAGTGTTGGAGATAATTGGTCAATAATTCCTTCTAGTACAGTAGCTGGTGCGGGAGGAGGAGCACCCACAACAGCCCAGTATTTAACATTAGCAACAGATGCTACTTTAACTAATGAAAGAGTTTTAGTTGCTAATGGAGGATTAAGTTCTAATGATGGAGGTGCTGGTGGTAACTTTACAGTATCTGCTAACTATGCTTCTGCAATTTGGAATGCTAATAAAATTCAAAGCACCACTGTAAATTCCACTGCTCCATCAAAAAGCCATAACTTAAAATATGTTTCTACTGGAGAATGGAAACCAAATTGGAATGAAGTTTCTACTATTACTGCAACTTCAGTAACGCTAACAACTGATATTGATCATTGGTTTGCAAGTGCAGTTAATGGACCTATGAATCTTACTTTACCAGCAGCAAATACTTGCCAAGGTAAGCAGATGAGTATAATAAAAGTAGATACAAGTGGTCAAGTAGTTACAGTTTCTGGAGGATCAATAACTACTATTTTAAATAGGGTAAAAATGAGAATGCCTAGAGAACAAGTAGAACTTCTTTCTACAGGAAGTGAATGGGTAGTATTATCTCACGATAGAGACTATGGTGGAGATACTATGGATTCTGATACTAATGCAGTATTTGATGATTTCATTCAGGGATCCACTGAAACAGGAGAGGCTGGATATGCAGGATGGTCATTTACAAACGGATCTATAACTGCATTAGCTGCCACTACTTTCTCTGGTTCAATGGGAGCTTTCAGAAGAGCTTCAGGAACTACAGCCAACCAAGTAGCGTCTTTCTATCCTCTTAATGCAGGAACCAACACTACAGTATTAACAGAACATTGTGTTGAATTTAAACTTAGAGGAAGAGCTTCAACTACAGGTACTGATCATACTGTACAACTTGGCTTAACTTCAGACTTGACTACAATAACACCAGTAAACGGATTCTATTTTGAAAGAGCAGCAGCAAGCGGAACCTGGGATGCCGTAACTAGAAGAGCCTCTGCTGAAAGAAGAATAAACACTGGAATTACTTATCAAAATACTGCTGATCCTGATACTTTTAGAATTTTTATAAAAGATTTAAACAATGTTCAATTCTATATAAATGATGTGTTAGTTGCTAATGAAACCAATGTTTCAAATACAATACCACTAGCTGGAATAGCTGTCCTTCCAGGATTCAATATAACTCCGACAACTACAACAGCCAGGAACTTTGATGTAGATTACATCGCATATACCTTCGATGCAATTCAAGAGAGATATTAATATGCCAATAAATTCAGTAACTCAAGATATGGTCAAAATGACTTTGGTGGTAATAGCTTGCGTGGGATCTGTTGCTGGGTATATTGAATATCGTGCAACTGATCACTGTGATTCAGCAAAAATAGAAGTAGAACAAAAACTTATATCTCTTAAAAATGAAATAAATGCTGATTTAAGAGGAAAGTATGATGCTCAAGCCGGAATTAAAATGGAGCAAATACTTGAGAATCAAAAAGAGTTGTTGAAGGTTGCATTAGAGAATCAAAAAGAACTTCAAGAAACTACACGGGAAGTTCTTAAGATTTCTCAAAGACTTGAGATGGAAATAGATAAAATAAAAACTAAATAATCAATCAATCATATGATTTTGTTTAGCCGCTCTCAGTAGTCTCCAAAAATAAGATTCTTTAAGAGAATTTAATTGAGTAATAACATTCGTTAGTTTTTTAACATTATCTTCTGATAAAGAATTACTTGCTTGAATTAATTGTAATTCTTTTTCAACAAATCTAAATGTTTGTTTTTCTGTATCAGTAAAGCTAACTAATTCTTTTTTTATATCATTTTCTGATTTCATAATGTTGTTACTTCGTGCCCTTCGTCTTCGTAGTATTTTTTGCGTTTCTTGGAGTGCTTTACTAAATATTTTTCTTTGTCCATGAAATCGTAAATAAAAACTTTTTCTTTGGACTCATGCTTCCTTAAAGCTCGGCCTAACGCCTGTAATGTTGCAATCTCACTCATAAGACCCCTAGCATTAATAAAGTGAGTAATCTCTTTGATATTTACCCCTGTTTGTAGAATGTTAGTTCCGATAAGAACAGATACTTTACTGGCTTTTCTAAATTTATTTATGGTTTTGTAACGGGTAGCAATATCATCCGCGCCTTCAAGGAATTGCGAGTTTGATATCTTTTTTTCTAAAAGCCTACCATGTTCCAGAGACTTGGTTAGTATTAATATCTTAGCTTTTGGGTGAGAAGTATGAATCGTATTTACAATGTTTACGATTATTTCGTTTCGCTCATTGTTGTTTACAATATATGCATCGTAAACTTCTCGATAGGTCATTTGATCGTCTAATCCGCTGGCATCATACTTTCTATTTATTAGCTGGATAATTGGCTTGGTTAAATGTCCTTCTTCTACCAAGGTATTAGTGTCCACGACCTCTACGATTGGTCCTAATGCGCCCTCCAAGGCGTATAGACGCATCTCATCACTTGGGGGTGTTGCCGTAAGACCAAATCGATAGAGGGCTTTGGGAAAGGATTCTATTGCGGCTAGAGCCATCTTACCTTTAGAGAACTCATGGCACTCATCTACAAATAATACTTCTGCTTCTAAAAGATGAGTATCAATTATTCTTTCTATGCTTTGAACCGTGCAAAGCATTATTTTCCCCTCAATAAAACCTTCACCAAAACAAAGACCAACATCAGAGAATCCAATTTCCTTCTTTAGGAAATCATATGTTTGAGTTAGAAGTTGTTTAGAATTAAATAAAATCACCATGCGCCTGGGTGATAATGCTTGTATCAACCCCGCTAAAATTAAAGTTTTTCCTGATCCTGTCGGAGATTTTATTACAGCGCGTTTTTTATCTAAAGCTTTTTTAATTAAATCTTCCTGGTAATCGTAAAATTTATAATTTGGAACGAGGTAATCATTAACTTTTTTTTGATCTTGCTCCTCGTACTTTATTTCAGGTATGCAGTTAATTTTCTTCAGGTCGGATAACAATCTTTGAAGTAATCCACTATTAAAAACTCCAGATTTAGTTATGAAGTGTTTGTTACCGTCCCAATGATGCTTTCTGTACGCGCTAGAAAACTCGGATCCTGGAACTTTAATTGTATATAGTTTGTAAAGTGCCTCGAATAATTGAGGATTATCAGTTTCAATTTTAGATGTAAGGTTTTTAACTATAATTCTCATTTATACTATTATAGTATAGTTAGGATTATATTATGAACCAAACTCAAGATAAAAAAGAAGATTTAGTAAATAAAATATTGGAGTTTCTGCCACTTAATTCAGAAACAGAAATCAAGATACCAAGTCTAGGAAAGATCTACTCAAGCATAGATCCAAGTAAACCAATAACAATTCGTCCAATGAACTTTGAAGACGAAAAGACTATTGCAACTAGTAAGGGTTCTGACCCATTAGGAATAGTGCTTTCTAGATGCGTATCAAACCTACCTATAAATGATTTAATTCCAGCAGATAAGATGTTTCTTCTTCTCAAGCTTAGAGAAGTTTCTTATGGAGATGAGTACAACTTCACCTTACATTGCCAGAACTGTAAAATAGAAAATAAAGCTTCTGTTAAAATATCAGAACTGGATATTAAATATGCAGATGATTCTTTCCAGGATCCTATCGAGGTTTTTCTGACTGGAATTAAAAAGAAGGCAAAAGTCCGTTTAATGAAAAACAAAGATGAAAATTATTTTGTTGATCAAGCAGTGGGAATAACTAACCTATGGAGATTTGTGGAAGAAATTGATGGTATTTCAGATAAGAGCGTCATATCAGAGGTTATTCAAAAACTTCCATCAAAAGATGTCAAGAAGATAATTTTATCTATGAAATCAGATATAGGGGTAAACACTAAAGTAGGGTTTACTTGTAATTCCTGCTCTCATGTTAATGTGTTAGAACTTCCCATCACTTCTGATTTTTTCTCAGAGAGCTAGAAGCAATATTAAATTTAGATTCCTTACTTTTAGAAGCCTATATATTAGTGCATAGAGTTGGTTTTACTTATTCAGATGTAAAATCCATGAATAAAATAGAAAGATCAATTTATATTAAGCTTCTAAAAGAAGAAGTGGAAAGAGAAAAAGATGTTATTGAACGGAATCAGTATCGTAGATAGAAATAACAGACCTGGAGTACTCCAAAAGGTTGGGCTTCGGGTTTATTTCATAAACAATGGCGAATTTTATGATCCCTACGATATTAGCGGAGTCACTATTTTTAATAGGCTCGCAAATATATCCCCTAGTTCAGTAATAGACTCTAGTTCTAATTTAATAGATTCTGATCTTGCTTCTAGCTTAATTTTAATGCACTTTGGTGCTTCTGCTAATGATTCTGGGGCTGCACTATATCCAAGCTCCTATAACCCAACCACAAACATAGCCTCGACAAGTGGAATCTATAGAGTTTCACAAGGTCAGTATGTGTGTGTTTTAGACGGGACTCAATCAACTTCAGGTTTATATGATTTCTATGGAAGTTCAGTTAAAGTAAGGAACTCTGCTTCAGCAGCAACTGATTATATTGATGTTTGGACTGTAAAGTTTACAGCGGGATCAGACTACCAAGTTTTAACAAATAACTTTACTCTTTATAGAGACACTTTCTTTACAGTAACAGAACCCTTACTACTAACTTCACAAAATAGATTAATTAACAAACATATAAAACTAGATTCTAAAGTAGATTTACAGGTAACTACGGATGTTAATATTGGAAATAGAATCATTGACGAATCTATGAGGAATGTGTTCAAAGATTCAGCCATAGTGTCTGCAATGTTTAAAATCGAAAAGATAAACGATGATACTATGACATTACCTGCTAGAGTAGAAGTTTCAGGATTCTCTCATACTTCTTCTCTTGTCAATATTACAGACGGGAACACAATGACCTTCTTATTTGATACAACAAAACTTGTAACTCACCCAAGCGTTGCTAGTTTTGGGGGTATCGTTGGTACTTACTGTTTAACTTGTAAGTACAATCTATTAGACCAGACTATTGTAACTCAGCCCATGTACTTTATCATTTCCTGAATGAAGAAGTAATCATCCATAGGCTTTGCATTAATACTTATCCAAGCGTGAAGATCTTCAAACTTCGTGTGAGCGGAGTTCCAATCCTTATGGCCTTTTGGGGGAGAACAATGCCATAAGGTTTGCATCATTAAACTTTTACGCAAAGTATCAAACGATTCCCTCCCGCCTTGTCCTGCGATATCATTGTCAAATCCCACAATGATTTTGCCTTTAAAACCTCTTAGGGCTTCTACTTGAGAACGACTAACATGACATCCTTGAGTCGATGTAGCGTTAACTCCTTGAATTTGGAGTGAGATAGCGTCTATGGGTCCTTCGCAAACAACAAGGTATTCAGCATCCTCATCAAAAGGATACAGTACATCAGAAACCCTAAGATTATTGTAGTAGGTTGGGTTTAGATACTTAGGCTTCTGATCGGTTAGGGTCCGCGCCTGGAAGTAGTACATAAACCCATCCTTCTCAAATGGGATTATAACTCTTCCAGAAAATCGTGGATTACTAGAGATAAAGTATTTTTTAGAATCGTCTAAATCAAAGAGGCATCGACTGTGTAGGTAACTCCAAGCTCGCTCTTCTTCAGAGGTTGCAAAGGACATATCAGACGATATCTCAATGATAGAGTCTAAGCTCTCATTTTTAATTGTTTTTGTGGAACTTAGTTGAAGATTCTTATCAAAAGTGATGGAATCAAAGTTTTTAGTTATGAGTCGGATCTGAGCCTGTTGGTAAGGCAAGTTCTCTACATAAGCATAGAGACTAACAAAGTTTCCCTTCTCTCCAGACTTAAAGTCCTGCCACAACCCAGTTTCTAGGTTGATGCTCATGTGACGCTTCCAGTCATTTTCTACGAATACGGATTCCATAATAAACTCTCTTCCACTGGCTGATATTTTCCCAGTATCCGAGAACTTATTTAAAATGTAGTCTTTAATGAATTCAGGAGCAATCATGCACATAGACAAGATATCAGAGTCGAAGTTTAAAACTTTTAAACAGTGTAGGTTAAAATATAAGTATAAGTATGTTGATTATCTTCAAGAGCCTGACGATGCCAACACAGAAGCTTTGCAGTTCGGCTCATACATACACAAAATCTTTGAGGATGGATATAAGCTGACATCTGAAAAAGACATGGTAAAGCTCTCAGAGTCCATTATAGCTGGGTATAAAATTTCTTCAGATTATTTTGGGAAAGATCTTGTATGCATAAAAAACTTCTTTCAGTTCAATAAAAAACTGGGAGAAACCGTAGCTACAGAGCTTCCTTTTGAAGTGGAACTGGATAAAGATATTAAGCTTAACGGTGTAATAGACAGGGTTATAAAGGGTAAGAATAACACTTATCTAATTATTGATTATAAGACTTCAAAAAAAGAAAAAACTAAAGTAGAACTATATCAAGACACTCAACTGAAGGGTTACACTTATGCCATTCATAAGATGTACCAAGTACCTATTAAAAATATTACTGTGGCTCACTACTATCCAATAACTGGAAACTTGGTAGACATAAACTATACTTCAAACCAAATAGCAGCCTATACTAGGAACTTAATTAATGAAGTCTGGAAAATAAGAAAAGCAAAAAAAACAGATCTAACCGCCACAAGAAATGAGTTTTGTAACTGGTGTCCCTATAAAGGGCTTTGCCCTGAATTTAATGATCCTCTGGTTATAGAGGAGAGCCTGAAGAAGTTAAAGGCATCTTCAAAGGCTTCAAACGACCAGTAATAAAAGGTCTATATAAATTAATGTCTATAGAATCAAAAAAGTTTGTTACTTGTTCTGGTGAATATTTACACTTTTTAGTTAAATAAGTATATAATATGTTTATTTTTAATGGTTTTTGTTTCGTAAGAGATTCTAAAAGTTTTAATTGAAAATGCTTTATAAACTTTTCAGAATACTTATGTCTCCATCTTTCAATAAACTGAGAACTTAATGTATCATTTATTAAATCTATAAAATCTACTATATCTATATTTATATTATCACTAGACATTATTTATTGTATTCCTAACTTAATATGAATTTATTATAGGCGAAAAAATGACAGTATTTTCAAAAAAAATCTCAAATATTTTAAAAAATGCGGATTCAGGAGAAGGAATTAAATTAGTTCCAGTACCTAAAAGTGGCTCCGTGATAAGAAAAGGAGATGTTTTATTATTTAAATATAGAGTTAAACAGTTCAAAAACAATGCTGTTAGAGAAAGAACGGTAATGGCTGTCAGACCAGTAGAAAAGGATGCCAAGACAGGGAACACTCTTTTAACTTGTGTTCGAGTAACTTTGCCTAGTGATTTAAGCGTAAATTATGTTAAATCTCTATATAAAAATAGATCACTCATAAATAAAAAAGAGTATCGAACATATATCATGTCCAAAATAATAGGAAATATTTATCTTTTATCTACCTATACCCCAAAAACAGAAGAAAAGAAATAATTTAAAATGGCATTACCATTAGCAGCATTAGCAGCAGTTCAAGGAGCTTTAGCTGGACTACAAACTTCTGTAGCAGCTTTACAATCTGCTGCTTCAGAGATTTCTAAAGGTATCAAGATGTATACAGAGGTTAGCCAAAGATCTCTGACTATATCTCAGTCTGTAAACGATACTTTCAAAAAAGGAACTGATGCTACAAATGGTCTTAGTCTATCACTTGACCGAAGATTTTCTATTGGATTAGAACTTCAAAGAAACGCCATAGTTGGTAATACTCAAGGAATTGGTAAATTAGCTGCCGCGCAGGAAGCCTTAGGTATTTCCAGTAAACAGACAATTGCAACCTTTGCTCAAGTTGCTTCTGTTGGTTTGATGACAAATCAAGGTCTAAACAATTTAGCAGAGACAACTTTACAAACTGGGTTAAAGTATTCTATGGCAACTGATGATTTAATTCAATCTTTAGAAGCCCTTAGACCAGCTTTTGAAACTCTTAACATAGCAGGAGTTGATTCCGAAAATTTTGCAAAAGCCACTCAAGAATTTATAGGACAAATAGGGTTTGCTAATAAAGCTTTAGCAGAAAACTTTATAAAGATTTTGATGGATCCATCTGAAGCTAATCGTCAAAGATTACTGATGGCTGGAATGCTTGATGAGCATAGAGCATTATTGTCAGGAGAATTAAATGCGGCTGAAATGTTGAATTCTTTTAAGTCTGCTTTGAATGATAGTAAACAATCTATGGATACTTTCAGAGGAGCAACTTCTGAATCTGTGGAATTTATTCAAGATACTTTTGGTAGAGATTTAGCAGCATTACCAAATACTTTAATCAAAGCATTAGATCAACAAAGACCTGTTCAAGACGCAAACGAAAGATTTGCAGAAATAATGGGTAACATTGGGAATACCATGAAAGCCGTTTTTGCTCCAGTAGAAAAAATCAGGTTAGATTTTATGGAAAAATTTAAAGATTTGATTCCACCTTTTATGGAAGCAATATCTCTTTTAACCCAAGCTTTTTTAAATCCAATAATGGATGCTTTTGGTAGTTTCCATACAGGCTTATTTCAGAGTGGAGAAGGTATAAATAAATTTAGAGATTATGTAATAAATACCTTAGTTCCAGTAGCAACTAGAGCAGGAAGATCTTTTGTTTTGCTTGTTGAATTATTAACTCCAGTAATTACATTTTTAGGAAGTATAATGAGTTTCTTTGCTAAAATAGGAAATTATATAGGAGATTTATTTACAAGCACTGAAGAAGTTGATAGACAGAAAGCTGAAACAGATAGGATGATTAAAGCATTCCAAGATGCTTTGAAGCCAGTTGAGAAAAATACAAAAGTTGTTGCAGACGATATTGACAATAAAAATATAGATTACAGTAACAGATCAGATTTTAATTTTCAATTACTGCAAGATGCAATAGATGTTTATCTTGGATTTAAATCTGGAGGATCTATACAATTGAATAATGGTCAAATTATTAGTTACTTAAAAGACATCAGTGAGCATGGTGCAAAAACTGCGTACCATACTACCGATCTTAACAAAAAACTACAAGGGCCAACATTTGAAGTTGTTGTTTGATTTATGACAAAAATAAATCGTAGAGATCTTCCAGAAAGATCAAAACTTGTTTTTTATTTCCCCAATACTAAAGGTAAGGCTCCAATAAGAGTTACTTTACCTTTTTTTGAAAATGTAACTATTAGTGAAAGTAAAGCAGCTAGGTATCAAGATTTTAGATTGCTATCAAGAGCTAGTAACTTGTATGGTTATTTGGGTGCTGATTCTAGAAAACTTAGATTAACATTTTCTATGACATTACCCCACATCCAATATAACCATGCAGATGTAAATGAAACTAAATACATAAAAAATGATTATAATATTTTATTTCAATCATTTGATAGAACTGGGGTTGGTAACAATAAAAAACAAAAACAATCAGAAGTATATGCATCTAAATATATTTCAAAAGTTTCTCTTGATAAAACTATAGCTGAAGGAATAAACAATCCTGATACTTTTGATAGCGTACAAGATTTATTAGAAAATTCTTCTTTTAAAACAGCAGAATATTTAGAGATACTTAGAGAAAATAAAGATATTCAAGCTATAGAATTAGTTTTATATTGGACTAATATTATTAGAAGTTCAGTTGTAAACAATGCTCAAAATCCATTATTAGGTCCTCCAATAATTAGATTATCACATGGAATAATGTATCAAAACATTCCATGCATTTGTAAAAGTTATTCTTTTAGAGTATCTGGGGATGATAAGGCTGGATTTGATATTCATACTCTTATGCCTAGAATGATAACATTTGAGCTAGAATTAGAGGAAAATAGAACTGGAGATTTTAAAAAGTATGACAAATTTACAGTTGTTTCTAGAGATAATTTAACAGGATATGAATCTGTTTTATCAGACTTCAGAAGTATGGATCCTGGTTCAATATCACAAGATGAGAAATTTTAATTATGGCAAATAACAAAACAAGTTTAGGGCCTTATGATTATGATTCAGTTATTTACAATCATAAAGGTAGAGTTGTTAATAGTATTGTTAATTCACAAACTTTTGATGATAAGATAACTAATATTGATAAGACATTCTATTATGATTTTACATACTTACCAACCGACTTTAAAAAAAGGCCAGATCTAATCGCAAATAGTTATTATGGATCACCAATAAATTGGTGGTTGGTGTTATTCGTAAACAACATAGCAGATCCTTTTGAATCTCTAGATGCTAATCAAAGAATTTTATTACCTAGATTAAAATGACAACTCCAGTTCCAGTACCATTCGTTTTTATTTCTTTTACTGAAGATGTAATGAATAAATTATTTACATCTGAATTACCATTACAAGTAGAAGATTTAGTAAAAGAATATTCTGGAGAAAATCAGGAAGCTTTATTATTTTCAAACTATGCTAATCCAAATATAATATCTTTAGAACATAAACAAAATTATGATAAAGCAACTACCATAGAAGTAGAAATAATTGACCCTAATAATGAGTTTGAATTAAGAATGATAACTTTATCAAACTATCCTAATACTTTTAAAGATGTTTTAAAAGAATCTAACGAGTATAAAGGACTAAAAGAAGCCTTTGATAAAAATAGAAATAGTGTAGCAATAAAAAAATTACAAGAATTTTCTTATGAATACATAAAACTTTTTACCGAGACAAATCAAGAGAGAGATTTTTTTATTGCTTATGGAGTAGGAACAGATATTCAAACTTGGGCAGGGCCATTTAGATGTCAGCTAATGCAAGTTGATGTAAATTTTACAGAGTTTAAAAAGTTTAAATTAGTCTTTAAGTCTTCAGGAAATTCTATAGGTATAACAGATCTTCAAAAAGGAACTAATAAACAAAATGAAATATTAAAAACCTATAATTTTAAAAATCATTATAGAAAACAAGTAGTTTCAGGTCGTTCAAAAAAAATAAATTTTGAAGAATATATAAACGGAAATTCTATTTCTATCTATCCTGCTAGAAAATCAGACACAAAATTTCTTATAAAGTTTGGTCTACAAAATACTTTTATACAAAGAAAATTTCCAGAAATTAATAGTTTTTTTCGTAAATACAGTAATTTAGTTGATTTTCATCAATTGATAACTGATTGTATGAGGGATTATTTAAGAAAAATAACTGGATTATCTAATGTAATAGTGCTTCTCCCTAATTTAAATGTATTGGTTCAAGCACTAGCTAAAGACATTAAATTAGATAGCCTTGAAAAGACTATAGAAAACATTAAGTCAGGCTCTGGTTTTACTACTAAAACAAAACAGTCCATAATTACCGAAGATTTTTTGAGACAATTTTTAGGTTTTTTTAGAATTTATTTAGTAAGACAAGTTTCACCAAATACAACTCCACAACCACTTAGTACCTCCCTACAATCAACACAAAACATTTCAGCAGAATTATTAGCAATTAATAATATAAAAGGAGATTTTAATTGCGAAATCAATGACACTAAATTTGATGATGAATTACCTAGCTACTATGAAAGAATAACAGATGTAATAAAATTAATAAACAAATACCTACCTACAGCGCAAATTCAACCTATTGATCCAGTTCTTTTTTATGAGTCTAACACTAATATAATAAATACTTGGGAAAATTATAGAAAAGAGAACAAAGAAGATTATTATACTTTCAATGATGGAAATAGTTCCGCTCCTAGTGGAACTTATGTTGTCTTTGGCGACAAAACATTAGTATCTAAATATTTATATGGTTCTCAGAAAGTTACCTATAGTGAATCAGAAACAGAACAGCAGCAAAATTATTATTTTAATAATATTATTATTCATTATTTAGATTCACTTTTAGTTGATTCTGATTATAATGAAAAAATACGAAAAGTTGCATTAAAACCTGTAAATACCACCCCTTTTGGAAGTATATCAGATTTCCCAGATACATTTACATATAAAACAAAATTTAGCACTGATATTAATAAAAATTTTTTTACAGGACTACCAGTGTTTAGATATAACATGAGTAATCCAAATGTAGAAAGTCTTCAAGTAGTACAAAATTTAGTTTACACTGAACAACTGAGATTAGGATTTCAAAAAGAGTTAATTAAAGGAGCTACTAATCACCTTGCTGGACAATATTCTGAATCTCTTAAAGATGGAGCATTATCTTCTAGGGAATCAATAATAGCTTATGTGTTAAATAAACTAAACAAAGGATTAAGTGATCAAGAAAAAACAAAATTAGAAAAAGAATTAGCCGACGAACTTAGTACTAATAGTCCTGTTCCAATTTACAAAAATTTCGGTAGTTATAGAAACGCTGAAGAATTAGCTAAGGCTTTTATTGCTGCGGCTGAAGAAATACAAAAATATCCTAATAAAAGAATACAAGTTATAGATAAATTAACAACTAAGTCTTCTGTAGAGATTTATGCTGATATTGCTGAACAAGTGCATGATAAAATAATGAGTTTAAGAATTAAAACTGTGCCTTTTGTTTTTTTGTCAGGTAATGCAGTTATAAACTTACCTTGTCTTTTGTTTGCTCAAACTCCAAAAATAATAGGAGAAGCCGAGACTGGAATTAGATTTACAGATTTAATTACAAACTATTATTTAATTAAAGGATATAAGCACACTCTTAGAGATAACCAAATGTATTCAGAATTTGTTTTAGTTAGAGCACCAATTACTTCTCCAAGGGAAGCTGCTATTAATAATTTAACAGACCAAAGAAATTAAAATATGAAGATATCTACAGCAGAAGTAACTCAAGTCAGTATCAGTGATGATAAACTAACATTCAGAGCAAAAATTAATACCATGTCTGAAGATGTAGATTATCCCATTAGATACACCTCTCCATTTTTTGGAGGAGGGGGATCAGGATTCATAGGATTACCCTCCGTAGGAAATCATATCTTAGTTGTCCAACCAGAAAATACTACTGATTTTTTCTATTTAGGAAGTTATCTAGAACAGCCTGAAACTTTAGTTGATAACCCAAATAAAATAAAAGAAGATGAGAAACCTTTAGTTGACCAAATAGAACCAAATATTTATAAAGCTAATGCTGTTCCAGAAAAAGTAGTTTTAAAAGATCAACTTGGTAATAAACTAGTGTTTGGTCATGGTATCAGTAAAGAGTATAAAGATATTGGAATTAATCTAAAATCCGCATCTGGAAAAAGATTAGCTCTTAATGATTCACCTGATGTTGATTCAATTTATTTACAAAACGAGCATGGTGACGGAGTTACAATTAGTTCAAGTAATAACGCCATAGACTGCATGGGAACTGTTAAAAGCTTTGCTTCCATGAATCAAGAACTCAGGGCTCAAGAAGGTTCTATTGTAATAGCTTTAGGTGATGGTAAAGATATCTCAATAGTTAATTCCTCAACAAAAATAAATAAAGAATTAATTGATGTTGCTGGACAAAGAGCGGGAAATGTTAACATAGAAGCACAAAATGGAAATGTTAATATTTACTCTAGATGTCAAGATAATCAAGCTCCTGGAACCCCAGGAAGCCCAGGGACATCTAAAATACATTTACTTTGTGATTCTTTGATAAATCCAACAGCCCCTCAGGTTATTCAAATAGAAACTAAGAGTCCAAATTCTACCATAGCAATTATATCAGGGGGAACTGTTTTAATAAAAGGAAAAACAGAAATAAATTTAGAAGCTGAAGGAAATATTCATTTAAAATCAACACAAGGTAGAATAATGTTACAATCAGCAGCAGGAATTGATATGCTTTCTACAGGTCCTATAAATATAGACGGGCAAACTATTGATTTGAATTCTTTAAAAGCAAATCCAGTAGTGTCAATACAGGAAACACTTACTACAGTTCCTGCTTTACCTGATTACCCACTTGGAGTTACAACCTAATGGCAGTTTTTGATCTTCAAACATTTGCAGCACAGACAGGTACAGGAGTACCACCTTTCCAAGCTGTTGGAACAGCTTTTGGAATTCCTCCATGTATATTAGATTTTACTAGCCAAGCTTTGAGTTTACTTCCTGCCGATGTTTTGAATCAGATCAATTCAAATGTTCAGAAAGCAAAAGCGAAAGCAAATGAAGTAACTTCCTCAATTATAAAGAACATTTTTTTCAAAACAGGAATAATAGAATTTGATGCTGAGAATGGCACATTAAAATTTAAATCAAATGCTCTAAATGGTTTGGATGCCGATGGATTAGCTCAATTAGGTAACTTAGGTGGGTTTGTTGCTGCTGTCGAAACAGGTCTTGCTTTTGGAGCACAACTTTATACAAACTATCAACTTGTTGCAAACCAATTAGAGGAGTTAGCTAACTGCATTCAATCTTTAGAACAGGCTTTAAAATATCAAAAAGGAAGTTCATCTTTATTAAAAAATCCTCAACTAGCAGCAGCCCAGTATGCCGCAGAAAAAGATAGATTTGAATCAGCAAAAAACTTTATCATAAAGTGTGAAGAGTTACAAGCCAAGATTGGAGTAATCTTCCAAGAAAGAGAACTTGACCCAACAAAAGAACCTGTATTTTCAGATCTATCTATTTTTGATTCAGCTTTAAGTGGAACTGATTTTAATAGACAAGCAGTGGACGATACTCCAACGGAGCCTACATTTAGATTGTCTTTTGGTCCACCAATAAGCACAAATGGATATTTCTTACTTACAAAAGATGGATTATACTATGACTCCCAAACAGGGGGACTTAATCCAATTTTTGTAAATATAAACTCTAAAGTTATACCCGATGGAGAAAAATGGAAATACGAACATGATCCTAATCTTGGAGGAAAAGGCCAAGCAATTTCTTTGGATCAGTTCAATAAGTATAAAAATACTTTATTTGATCCAGACATTATTGACGATAGTTTACAACTTAAATCGTATTATGACAGTGATGTCTTTTTACAAAATTTGATAGATCAAAGGGATAATCATATTTATGATTTATCTTCTGTTTTGACAACTCAATTAGTTTTAAACTCAAATCAAGAAAATTCAATAACAAAAAATATGAGATTAGCTTTATTGTCCGAGATAGCTAATCACGCATCCAAGATTAGAAGACGCAAGAAACAAATTGAGATTGCTGTAAAAACTCCAACAGTCTTTCAACAAGTTTCTGGAGATCCATCTTATAATCCAATAGTATTTAAACCTGGGGAGATTCCTATAAATGATTTCTCCTACTTAAACAACTTCAACTTTAAAGTAGAATTTGATAAACAAAGAAAGCTTATATTTGAACAGGCTGAAGTTTCTGGAATAGTGCTTCCAATAGAAACTAAATACGCATTACCTCCTGTAAGAGCTAATGATGTAATCACAATTAGAGAGTTGATAGTCCCAGAAGTTGGAATTGGTGACATAATATATTCAGAAATAGAAACTAGTTCTACCATTCAATCTCTAACTGACACTGTTGTTACAGATGGGTTATTTGGTATATACAACTTCTTGCAAGCTGATGTAGTACAACCATCTTCAACTCAATATAACATTAATAATACAGCAGTAGATAAAACTTATAACAAAATTCAATTGGTCGCAAATTATGCCAGTTCAGTTTTTGTCTCTGGGTTATCAATTCCTTATTTACAAGGTATAGTAAAAAATAATTCAGTAACTCCATCATTAACTGATGCATTAGGATCTTACGCAAGACTACCTGATACTAAAGAGTATCAAGACTTGATGTATAACCCAAGTGGATTTACAATTGAATGTTGGGTTCACGCTCCTTATCTAACTGATGGAAGCCTTGGTTGGCTAAGTGGAACAACATCTTCTCTAACAAGGGTTTTATTAGGAAATGAAAATACAGGATCAAGAAATGGAATTACAGCAACTAACTCTGTTGGAACAATTCTTGATCTTGATTATCTTGCTTTAGATAGAACTAGTGATTTTGTACGAGGGTTCTTGTCTGGGTTCACTAGAGATAGAAGAATAACTCAAGCTGGAAAAGGTTATAGCAATGATAATCGTTTGAACGATCCTGTCTCATCTTTAAGTTTCTTTGTTGCACCTACTCAATCAAGAGACTTAAGCTCCTGTTCTTGGGTCAATACTTTAGCTTGTACAGATGAAACTAATTTCTATAAAATGTCCTTTGATTGTAGAACTAAAGTAAATGGAAAATCATTTGGGGATGCTTCAGGTCAGTTTATTTTAGTTGATATTGTTGGTGACCCAAGAAAAGATGAAATTAGTCTTTATTGTGATGGTCAATTAATGACTACCTCATCTATTAGCACTGTTTTCGGTGTTCAGAAGTTTGCAACTATTGATTTACCTAGTTTTAAGAAAGATAACAGCTTTGAGTATTCTCCAACATCGGTAGATGGCCCAAAGAGCGTGCAGAATGGTCCAAAACTGAATCCTTTCTATACCCCTTGGATTGTGGGGGGTGGTTATACAGACGGAATGTCAGATTATGGAAACTTCATGGGAGGAGATCGAGGAGGGGTTGTTAGTGGTTTGCGTGGGTTCATAGGAAGTTTAAAATTCTACAGTAGACCCCTAAATACCTCAGAAGTCTTGATGAATTACAAGGCTCAACAGGTTTATTTCAAGAATATTCTAACCTAATATGGCTTATAATCAAAATACTAGGGTCTTCGGACCAGTTAGCCCTGATTTTAAAAAAATCAGTAATGTAACTTTAAAAAAACCTAAAGAGTATGGATTAAACTTTCCAATAGGAAACAATAAGACTTCAGGAGGTTTTTTTAGAAAAACCTCAGGTTATGAGACAATAAGAAATGGGTTAACTCAACTATTACTAACTCAAAGAGGAGAGAGAGTAATGCTTCCTAACTTTGGTTGTGATTTAAAAAAATTTTTATTTCAACCATTAGATGAAGATACTTTTGAAGAAATAAAAGAAGAAATTTCTTCCTCAATAAGAGATTATACCAAAGATATTCAAGTATTAAAATTAGGAGTATTTGAGTTAGATAAAATAACAGAAACTGGTGGGCAAGCTTTAAAAATAGTTTTATTGGTCGCTTTAAAAGAAGAATCAAAAAATCAATTTGAAGTTGAGGTTGTATTAGAATGACATTTGTTAACAATAATAAATCTGATTTTTTAAAGTTAGTTACAGTTTCTCCAGAAAACAAACTGGATTTAATAAATTATGCAGCTACTGATTTTAATACCTTAAGAGAATCTTTAATTAAATATATTAAAGCTGTATACCCATTGGATTATAATTATTTTGTTGAATCAGATCTTGGAATGATGCTGATAGAACTTGTCGCTTACATGGGAGCGGTAATGTCTTTTAAGGCAGATATGTTAGCAAATGAAAATTTTCTTTTAACAGCGAGAAATAGAAATTCAGTAAGAAAGTTGTTGCAATTAATAGGTGTAAAATTAAAGGGGCCATTATCAGCAGCAGCAGAGGCTTCTATGACAGTGGATGGGTATACTTCAGGTGACATAACCATTCCAGTTCAAAATAGAACAATAACTGTTCAATCTCCTGAAGATGGAGCTTCACTAGCATATACAGTTTACAAAGTTAATAATGGTTTAGTAGATATTGCTAATGCCACAGGCGATATTGTATTAACCCAGGCTGAAGCAGTTACAAATACTTGGTCAAACTTGGTTTTACAAGAGGGAGCTTTAGTTGTTGACGATGGTCAGTTTGCAGCTACAGAATCAATAAAAAGTATTCCATTAACACAATTTCCAGTTGTAGAGGGCTCTGTTGATGTTTTTATATCTGTAAATGCAAACTCATCTGGAGCTTACACAGAGGTTGATAACTTATACTTTGCATCTTCCATAAACCAAAAAATATTCCAAGTAGTTTATGATAATGATTTTAGAGCAACTGTGGTGTTTGGAGATGGAGTGGTAGGAGTTGTTCCACCAGACAATGCCTCTTATATTGCTACCTACAGAATCGGGGGAGGTTCCAGAGGTAATATAGTTTCTAACTTCATAAATTCCAATATCACTGTTAATACCACAAGTGTTGATCGTACTGGAGTTATAACAAATACTACACAAGCAACTGGTGGATCAGACGCAGAAAGTATAGAACACGCTAAAAAGTATGCACCTTTAACTTTTGCGAGACAAGATAGATTAGTAACTTTAGATGATTATACAAGTTTTGCAAATACATACATAAGTAGTTATGGAACTGTGGGTAAAGCTGTTGCTGTTACAAGAAAAGCTTATTGCTCTGGTAATATAATCGATATTTATGTTTTAGAAAAAGCTTCTGATTTGCAAGTTCAAAAAGCAACTCCTACATTTAAGCAACAACTCGTAGCTGCAATGCAGTCTAAAAAAATGGTAACCGATGAGATCGTTGCAGTTGATGGTCTTGTTAGAACACTGGACTTGGATGTTTTGGTTCAAGTTGATAAACAATTAAAAACAAATGAATCTTCAATAAAGGCTAAAGTTACAGCAATTGTTTTAGATTTTATGAATGTTGACAAAAGAGAGTTTGGCGAAACTTTAGTATTAGCTGATTTGAATAGAGCCATATTTGAAATTCCAGAAGTTAGAATTGCTAGTGTACAAAATTTAAAAGATAATGTTTATGTTGATTTTAATGAATTAATACAATTAAACAATCTTTCAATAACTTTGCAATATCTTGATTAATGAATCCTTTTAATCCAACTCCAAATAATTATAATAAGAGAAATTTCCATGAGACATTGGAAATAATATCTCCTAGTCTTTATAAAGATAAAGATTATGATTTGAGTGGAGTTGCAATTCCTGACACGGATCAAATAATAAATGCTCACATAAAAACAGCAGCTAACCTTAGCTCTATTTTGTTTGTGTCAGGGTACTCAGATATTTCATCTATTTCTCAGTACTTTGTTAAGCAAAATAATTTAACAAATGTTACAACACAAACTTTTGAAACAAGAATTCTAAATCCTTTAAATGTTTCATTACAGGATTTTGATAACAAAGAAGATTTTTTAACCTATTTATCAGGAACTTTAATACCTAAAATTAGAACTAATGATCCAAATTTAGCTACTAACACTTCTTCTTTATACGGATCAACAGCTTCTGCTACTCACGATTATTTAGTTGATAATTTAGGTTGGTTTTATTTCTTGAATAATTCTGGGTTAGGAAATCTGACATATGAGCCTTCTTCTTATGTCATTAGCCAACTATCAACATTATATCTTAATAATACTTTAGAAACTTTAGACGGTATTATAGGATTAAATAGATATGTCTGGTATAACTATCCCACTAAGACACAGATATCTTCTAAAGGGCTAATCCCTACAAAATTTTTATCTGGGACTGGAACTTATACTAGTGGAACACAGCAATTAGAAAAATTAGAAACTTTAATAGAAGTTTTGTACTCCAAAGCCTACATGGACAGACAAGATTTCAAGATTAGAGATTCTATAGACAATTATATTAATGGATTAGGATTAATAACTGCTACAGATATTGTTGGACCTCATACCCAACTATTAAAAGCATTTGGTTATTCAATAGCAGATGTTAACAATGATATAGAAAAACTTGAATCATTGTATGACATTGAGGATTGCCCCGATGAACTGCTTAAGTATTTAGCTACTTTGATAGGGTTAGATCTAATTGGTCCAGACCCAGAAAAGTGGAGACACCAACTTAGATCAGCAGTTGATCTTTATAAGAGAAAAGGAACATCTGCTGGAGTTCAGTTAGCAATAAACACTGTAATAAAAAATACAGGATTAAATGTATCTTCAAATATAACTGAAACTTGGGAGTCTTACATACCATTTATTCTATGGTATGCTTTAGCAACTGAGTCAATCTATTTCAAAAATTTAGGAACTTGGACTCAAGAATTAGCTAATCAAGCTGGGATAACAAATTACGACTCTGTAAATCTTGAGAATAATATAAAAATATTAGTAGATTATATATTATTAGAGGCAAATAAAAAGTTTCCAGAGCTATTCTATTTCCAAAAAAAGCAATTTGATCCCCAAAAATATTATGTTTTAGATAATTTAACAGGGGAAATAAAAGATGTTTTTGGTTTTGTAACCGAACCTAAACCCAAAAAAGTTTACTTCCAACCAAACGAGGCATTAGCATTTTCAATAGTAGATCCTCCTCAACAAGAGTTTAATGCTTTTACAAAATCTTTCCATAATGGTCCTTTAGGTAGAGGTTTATATTTAGAGGAAAATTTTGATACCTCTAGTTTAGATCCATTTGATGATACATTTAGACCAACTTATCTAACTTCATTAGGTTCATCTTCTTTTGTATTTAATTATCGTGGGCATTCTAAATTCCCAATGCCACCTTTTGAAGAGATAAAATATTATTCTGATTGTGATGTTACTGATGAATTAAAGATTTTCTTAGTTGAAAAACTAAAATGTTTTGGTGTCCCTAATTCATTTGCCGAGCAAGTTGGAACTTACATAAAACAAAATACTTACGATTTACTTGATACTTTAAGTTTTAGAAATGGATTCTTGATGTTCTTCTCATCAATGCAGAATCCACCTAACTACTTTTCTGTATTACAAAATAGAGATTCTTTAAATAATGCAATCTTCAGTCTTTGGAATGGTAAATCCTCTCATGTCTTTGTTAACTATAACACATCATCTTTCTCCTTTGTGAGTGATGATTTTACCGGGGGTTCTCGGTATGCTTTACAAAGCACCGCTGATTTATTAAATAAGTATTTACCAGCACACGCGATTACAAAGCTAACTCTAGAAGCTTCTTCTCTAAGCGATAATTACATAGAGAAGAACACTGAATTTAACTCTATAGATTTAAATCAGCAACAAACAATGTATTCTGTTCCTAGCGGAGTTTTTGCTGGTTTAGAAATATCAGGATTATCAATGGACACTGTTTCTCCTGGAACAAACTCTGGAAGAGGAGGATTAAATACTTTCTCTAGGAATGATGTAAATAGTTTAAATGACGCTTTAGTAAGCAGCACTAGTTATATTATTGCTCCAAGAAGATCTTTAAGAAGAAGAAATTATAAGTTTGTTTTACCAAGTGAAACTTACTACGATAGAACTGGATTTAATCAACCAATATCTTTCGATCCTTCTGTGCTTGAAAGAAGTATGGCATCGTCTTTTGGATTCCTACCTTTAGGTTACATACCATCTTCTAACAGTTTTTATCCAGTATACAATTCAATATACCCATCTTCAGTTTGGGACGGATGTAATTCATTAACCTCAAATAAGAGTTATTTTGGAGTTGATGTAAGCAATACTTTCCCATGCAGAGGTTTGTCAGCTATTGGGTCTGATGTAAAAATGCCTGAAATTATTGATAGGCATGATAAGTATGTTGATAGAGGACAAGTAGACCCTATTTTCAATATAATGGTTAATGCTAAATATGAAGAAGCAATTCAGAGAGCTTCTGATCTTATTTATCAAAATACAACTTATACACCTGATCTTTACTGGTTTGACCATGTACAAAGTATTGCAAATTCTTATATAAATAATTTGACAGTAGGAACTAGTAGCTTCTCTGATTATGAAAACTTTAGATTTGGTAAAGGATTACATTTACTTTTCAAAGACTATAAGACTTATTTTAACAATAGTTTAGCACCTTATTACTTTGATGATACAGGAGCAAACATATACTCACACACCTTTGGTCCTATTCTATATAACGCAGACTTCTCTATAGAGGGTTCTGCCGTATCAAGCACTGAAGGTAGGTACATAGCATCTTCTATTGACACAATCGTTCCTATTGGTTTTGGGGGAGGTTCAGGAGTCTTTAGCGTTTGTGCCGTTCAGAACGGATATGCTTCAGGAACCTACATAGCATCATCCGCAGATAAGATGCCTATACCAAAAGAAGGATTCTTTACTCAAGGATCTAATGGAGCAGAGTTTAGAAACCCATATATTTTAAGTGGTATAGAATTTGTTCAAACTTCAGGAGCTTCACCTAATAATTCGTTTGAAATTTTAAAGCTAGATTCAAGGAATCTAAACACAAATGTTTCTGCTTATGCTTATGACAAAACATTCATTAGATGTTTTACAACGAATGGTTTCCCAAGATTAATTTTTGATTTGTCTTCATATGGACCAACTAAAAATTTATTCATAAACGACCATGAATTTAAATTCACTTTGTTATCCCAAGTGGCTGATTTAAGATATCAGGAATATGGGAGTGGTCGTGTTGGAGTTTGGATTCATACTAATACTTTAAGTTCCACAGATGGAAAGTATTATATGTGGTCTTGGACTCCTAGAAATAAATGGGAACTTATAAATTATAATGCATTAAGCCTTGAAGCTATAAAAAATGATTTAGCTTTAAGTTACTCCTTTGGGGATCCACTAAGAATAACTGATACCACTAATACAGGAACTGTACTAAATTGTTTAGGTAATGAAAATCCAGAAGTTGATAATGATAACTTTGCTTCAAATCAAGACCCTATAATAAATTTAGACTCAAAATATTTAAAATCTTTTGAATTTAATTTTAATACCAAAAATTATACGAACTATAATAATAAAGAATATTTACAAATTATACCTATACCTGAAGTCTATAACAAGATAAAAACACAAGTTCACACAAGTTCAACAAATTATTTTGTAGAAATTTTTTATTATCCTGCTGTAAATGAAAATAAATATCTTTTAATAGATACAATATCAATTCAAGATTTAACACTTAAAAATAATGCTGGCATACCAACTGGTTATGGAGTTGAAACAAGTGGAATACCGTTAACACAATTTTCAGAAGAATATAAATATTTCTTAAGTAAAGAAGAACTACAGACTGTTTTAAAATTCTTTAATGGGTTAACAACAAATGTTTATACAACTAGAAATTCCACTATTTCTAGTCCTGTACTAGATACAAGTGGTGGAAGTAGATTAAATTATAGACTGCATCCAAATTTAGTTACTAAAGCATTTGATGGGGCAGCTATACAAGTAACATCCATAGATTTCACAAATTAATGAAGGGAATAGTAGAAGTTTACTCTTGTGATGAAAATGGGGATTTTTTAATTCTCAGGGAAGAAAATTTAATAGTAGATGGGGCGGGTAAGACAATAGTAGATATGCTTACTATATCACCATCATTATCATCAATACCTTCTGCCTCCTCTTTATTAGACGCTTCTAATTTTAGTATAAAAGCTTTAACATTTGGAGCAGCTTCAGCATCTTATCAAAGAAATTTACATAGCGTAACATACCCTCAAATAGTTAGTGCATTAACTCTATCTTCTTTTATAGTTTATCAAAATCCTGTAACCGATTCTTATGTAGAAACAGCTTCAGGTTACTATCCTGATCCAAATAATATACTTCCAAAGTACCCAGACCCATTAGATACTAAACTAGAAAATACTTGTAGTCCTTCAGGATCTTGGGGACCAGTAACCAGCATTAGATTACCTTATACAACTTCGGGTGGTTATCTAATTGAAGATTTTGGACATCATATGAATGTAGCTGGCATTCCTGCGATTTACAATGAATTTGGAGTTTCTTCCCCAATAGCAATTGTAATAGGAAGCTATGCCCCTTCCAATGCAGCAGCGTCAGGATTTTTAGTATCTACTATAAATCAAATAAACACTACAGCTACTCCCCCATTTGTAAGTGCCCTAACGGGGGGCACATCAGCAATTCAATCAAATTTAAATACTGCAACTAATCTTTGTTACAATGGTAGACAGTGCGTTGACCGTCATGGATTTATAAATGTAGTAACTCCTTCAGCAGCATCAGGAATTACTACATTAAATTTCAGTGCAGGAACAGGAGGAGGAAGTGGAATTCAACTCAGCGCACCGGGGGGGTTTAGTAGCACTTGTGAATTAGTATATGGAACGAGAATAGGTCAAGCTGATGTTAGACTACTTCATTTATATGGTGGTATTTTTAATGCTGGTCTTTGGACTATAGATCTACAAAAAACACTTCAGGCAGGAAATAACCCTCCTTATTCCTTTAATAACCTAAATAATCCTATAAAGTATAGGTTATTTTGTAAAAAAACTTTTACTAAAAGTTTAACTTATAATACAACAGTCAACCAATCAAATATTCAGTTAGTTTGGAGAATTAAATTTATATGAATTTTATTGAAGATTTAGGAGTAAATGGTCATCTTCAAATAGCCAAAACTTATGGTGATGGTAGGGAAGAGATTATTTTTGATGACCATAACATAATCGTCTCAGGAATGGGATTTGGATTAGTTTATTTATTTGCTGGTTTAGGATCTAAGAAAATAACTGATTACCAGATTGATAGAGTTCAACTTGGAGTTTCAGGAGGAACAAACCTAGAGGTTAGTACAACTTACCAATTATCAAGTCCTTTAACTTCTATATCTCAGTACGGTGTAGACAGTGATTTGTTTGTTTTAACCTGTAATCAAATTTTAGCTGGTGTTCCAACCACAAGTAATGATAAAATTTTCTTAAAAATTCCATTCAGTAAAATAACTAGAATAAACGACAATTCAGTAAGATTTACAATTGTAATAGATGAAGAAGCCTGTAATAATATAACCCTAAATGAAATTGGATTATTTATGAAAAATCCAACTGGTTTAGCAATTGATGCTTCTAATCTCGTTGCGTACAGAGCTTTTAGTAGTATAGCCAAAACTGATGATTTCGGTTTAATCTTCCGTTGGACAATAAATTTCTAATCCATGTTTAATTCCCGTGACATTTATACATCAAGTGGTAGCGTTAAAGTTTATAATTCTTGGACTCCTACTGTAGCCAAGTTTGACACTAGCTCTTTCTACAACTGGGAACAAGATAACCTTCCCATTTATGATTTAGACGAAAGAACTTATGAACTTTGGGAATACAACGGGTATCCAACATCCTCCGTAGGTGGATTAGCTTTTACAGTTAGTGGAAATGCTCCAGCAGCGTCATTAGCAGCTAATAGAAATATTTTCACAACAGTAAGCGCAGCTATAGCTGCAATACCAAGAGTGGTAAGATTTCCTGTTTTAGTTGAGGTTTGTAATTTCGGTAATTTAGGAAAACTAGAATTAAACGACTTTCAAATAGTTGAAAATGGTTCTATAGAAATAATAAATAGAAACTATTCTACTATTTATCAAAATAATGTTTTTAATAATGATTTTTCAAAAATAACTTCTGTTACTGTAGGACAAACTGGAAGATCCTATATTAATCAATTTAGTTCAATAGATTTAAGTTCTACTCTTTCTATTGGAGCTTCAGGAACATCTGCTGTTAATTTAGGCGTTACTGTCTTTAGTGCAAATTCAGATGAAAGATCACAAAATAATTCTACATTTGTAATTTATCCTAAAACAAGTTTAAGAAAAGGATATTTAACTTATGCTGGGAAAGAGGGTACTCCATTTGTTGGGGCTACTGCAAATCATTTTACAACAACTTATTATGAAAAAGCTGGATCAACTTTTGATGCTTTTGATACTGTAGAAAGTTTAGATCATAGTTCTTTAAATCAATATGCTAGTACTTTTGGATCACCTTCAAAAATAAATAGACAAGTTCCAATAACATTAGAGACCACTCTAGGTGCATTTTATAATAACGAACTTACAAAATTATCAGTAAAAAATTGTTCTGGAAAAATTTATATTAGAAATTTCTTAGTCAATGGGGGTAATAGAACTTCTTCTTTTGCTGGGGAAGATCATGCAATTGAAATTTTAAATTCAGATGTAGTTTTAGAAAATTGCACAGCTTTTGCTGCTAAGAAAACAGGATTCTTGTTTAGTAACTCAAAAGTTATTTTATCAAGAATGGCTTATGCTTATAGAAACTACAATCAAACTTCTCAAACCACAAGATCATCAGATGAATCTTACGGCTTCAGAGCACTTAATAGTGAAATAACTTTAAGTGCTTTAGTAGGGGGAGCCTCAGGAACAAATAGAGACTTCCAGACATCTGGTTCTAATATTTTATTCTGTGCTTCAAATAATAAGATTGGAATTCAGCTAGAAAATTCAATTCTAAATGGTGGATTCCAAAGAGTTGGTTTAGTTAACGAAAACAAAGGAACTTTAGCTTTAGAATTAAATAGTAGTGCTGGATTAAAAGCCCTCAACTCTCAAATTCTATTAAAAGGCCAACTTGATGTTTACGAAAATTTAGAAGGGATAAATTTAGAAAATTCTAAACTTTCTGTCGAAGAACTTTGCTGTGAATTCCATACAAACGCTGGAATAACTGCAAAAAATTCAAACATTATAGTTAATGAATCTCTGCTCGCGTTATCTTCAACTATTGATTCTGATCCAAGAGCACAAGTAGATTTCTCTGGTAATGGGCAACATCTTTATTTAGATAATTCCATATTCACATTCCAAAGAGCAAACTCTTTACCATCTATCTACGGTTCATTCGTATTTAGAGATAACCATGGAACAGACAACGGAGTTTCATCTCAAACAAAATATACAATCCCAGGAATTGTGTTAACAAATAATTCTTTAGGGGAATTTATTAACTCCCAACATCTTGTCGGGTCTAGTGTTATAGAAAACAATACACACTGTTACGGAAGAGTTATTTTAGCTGAAAATAATTCTACTTTAAGTCTTTATGGAACTAAAGATCACTGTACATTAGTTTTAGGTGCTACTGGATTTAGTAAACAAAAATACATTGCTGCAATTGCTGGTAAAAATTCATCAACAATTAATCTGTATGGGCCGACAGTAGTTGCTCAAGCTGGTATAGATGTTTTAGTAGAAAATAATTCTACTTTAAATATAACTCCAGCAATGAATCCAAAAACAGGACAAATAGATGTTAGCGGATTTAATTTAAATAACGGAGCAAATCATACTTCTGTAGATCTTCATGCAACAAGATCTTGTTTAGTAGCTAATAAAAACTCAGTTATTAATATGGAAAATTTAGGTTACTATGCTAATCTTTGGACTGGAACTGAGGGAGCCTTAGCTTTAGCTAAAGGAACGGATTTTGGAAACACAACTCTTTCTCAGTTCTTTAGTTCAGGTTCAATACGATTCCATCCTAATCCATTCAATTCCACTGTTGTAACCACTAGTGGAACAGATGTAATTGTTCCTGCTTCTTATGGAGCTTCTTTTGATAAATCTCCAAGTTTCTCATTAGATTCAACTAGTAAGAGATATGAGTATATTACAAATACTCCAAGCATTGGAGGAGTTTGTGTAAGAGCTTTAAATGATAGCACAGTTAATGCACACAATGTTCACTTTGGAGAAGGATCAAATACTGGACCATTAGATGGATTATATTATAATGCTGCAAATGATTGTTGTCAACATTTGCACATTTGGAACTTAGCAGATGATTCTAAGTTGAGAGCATCTTTACTTTCCGTAAGTGGAACTTATGGCGGTGACGGCCCTTATTATGGTCCAAGATCTTTCTACACATCAAGCAATGCTAAAGGATCTAATGGTACTGCTGCTGTCCCAGCGTTCTACGCTCCTTCAGCTACACCAGATACAGGAACTCTTAGTGTTTTAGATTCTTTTGGTGCTGGTGGAAGTTCAGTATCTTCTACTTGGAAAACAGTCCCTGGAGTTGGGGTCAATGATCCATTTGATAGATTCTTCGCAACCTCAAGTTATAATAGCCTATTAGCATCAGCAGTAGCTAATGCTGCTGGATTAACAGTTTCAGGATTAACAGCAACAGGATTACAATATGGAACTAGTGCTGCCGCTGGAACTACTTACAACAATAAAGGACTATTTAGGTTATACTTCTCTGTGGATCCTGCTGCAAAATATTTACTACATAATGTAAGTGGTTATCAATATGGAGATTTAACTTGGAACTCTACAGGAGTAACTTTTGTTCCGGCCTCTGGTGTTGCGTATCAAGTCTTCTCACAAGGCTATAATATGTCAGGAGGATTATCATCTTTTGATTGGACTTTGGTTAGTGCAATACACCCCAATCTAATGAAGCTAAGTAAAGACTCAAATGGAGATGGTATCCCAGATACCTTACACCCATCTGGATTCTATTATTGTGTAGAGTTTGTTCCAAATAATCCAACACAAGTTATAATTGATGAGTCGGCTGGAAATATTTTTGCTAACTCTAAAAATGCTTCTTTAGGAAGTTCAGGTAGACCAAAGAAGGTAACTTTCTATAGATCAGGAACTGGAAATTTAGGCGAATCTAATTCAGGTGATTCTTCTAACACATTCATATCGACAAATATCTTTGACCTAAAGAGAGATAATTAATTATGGCAACTTTTACTTTTTCAGAAAGCCAGTATCGTTTTATAGAACCAATTAGATATTTTAAATCTAATGACCCATATTATTGGGAAGTTGATAACATTCCTTTAAAGCAGTTGCAAGAAAACTGTTTATGGTTAAAAGATCAATTACAAAAAGTTTCTGGTGGTGGTGGGTCAACCACAGGTCCAGGAACTATAGGTTCTGTAAAAAGAAGCGATCTAGATGAATTAAAACCATTTGCTAATGGTGGTGATAGATTAGTAAGAGTTCGTCCTGGAAGATATACAGCTAGAATAAACGATATTGGAAAAAATCCTTTAGCTTCTATTTCTAGAATTTTAGGAGAAGAAGTAAATGAAACCAACTTGTATAAAATATTTGGAGCAAATGCATCTACAGAGACTGCAAGCCAAACATTAGCAAACACTTTAGCTAAATTTAAGAGTATTTTGGCTGCTGATGCAATGAATATGAACGGCTTAACAGAAAGAGCTTTTACTTGGGCAGTAAGAGATTCTTTTAAGCCATCTGATTATGGTGGATTAGTAACGGATTTACTAAAATATTCTTTCCCAACATACTCTGGAAATGTTTCTGAGATAGCTCCTTTTTTATATTCTCAAGCAATTCTTCCTAGAGTAATGGCTTCTCCAAATGGAACAAGCTATTCTTATAACATAAATGATTTTGATACTGCTAATGAACAAAATGCATTTGGAGCTACGATTGGATTTTCTAAACTTCCACTCTTAGAAAGTTTGTTTGTTAAGAGATGGAGAGGGGTTGCCAGAACATCAATAGTTGATGTACCAACTGAACTTTCTGTAACTGTTCCAATTTTTAATCCAGAAGATTTTTACTATGTAGATGAAAGTGGAAATAAAGTTCAACAAACAGCCGTTGCTAGAATAGACTTAGTTTTTATTTATTCCAAACCAGTTGATGCTTCAGGAGCCACAGTTTTTAAAAATGGTTCCGTTAACACATTAACAGAACCAGCTTTAGGCATAGTTAGAGGTGCTGGAATCGGTCCAGTATTTAAAGGAGTTGTTGGCGATCAATTAACAACTACTGATGGAGCAGGAAATGTAAACTTTAATAATATGTTGGCTGCTTTGGATTCAGACGGAAATCCAAGAATTCAATCACACATTGCAGACTCTTATCAAACAGGGACAACTGGTTTTTTATCTTCAAGCGGAACTGAACAAACTTTCTCAGTTAGAGGATCGTTCCCATCCCCTGATGATATAATGAACATTTCTCCTCTTCTGTGTAATGAGTTAGAGGAAAATGCTGTAGAACTTATTGGGCAAACAATTTTACCTGTAGCATATGTATATGTTCCTGCTGTCGCAACTCCAGCGGTCGATATTGTAGAAACAACAGATGTAATTGATATTCGTCCTTTCTTTAGAACAACAGAATTAACTTATAATGAAAGAGCGGGAATTGCTGCGGCGGTTCCTCAACTTTCTTTAGCTAACCCTGCTGTAGGAAAAGCAGAGTTAGACAGAGAACTTTACAGAGTATCTTCTTATCTTGATCAAGTAGTAGAAGATATTGTAATTCCTACTAGTACTTTTAGACCTCCTTATGTGGCTGCTGTTGGTTATGTTTTTGGTGGCTATCAATATGGTCCAGAAGCTGCACTATTTAGAGAATATTGTGTGACTCAGGGCCGTAATGTTAATGCTGGAACAGGTGATGAGACTGCAACTGCTAAGTTAGAATTTGAAAATTTTTATGGGTATGCTGATGCAAATGATTCTTCAAACCGAATAACAATTCCAGATCTACCTGATTGGGAAATTGCTTATTGGTGTAACAATAATAACACAGCTACAATTGGAGGAGATTTAGGAAATAAACCTTATGATAGATTAAATATTTTATTATCAGCAAAACCTGGGGGTGTATCTAATGCAGTAGGAACTGTTACAACAGGATCAAAAACATCATTGTACGATGCCAATAATCCTTATGCTTGGGTGGATGATGGATTAACCCAAGGAACTTGGGCTAGTCAAGTTGCGGATTTTGGTGGAACTGAAGATTTATTGCCCAATGGTCAACCAGGATTACACCATGTTGCTAATGTTTATGTTAGAAAAACTGTAACTTTTAATAGACCTGCTGATTTAAAAGATTATTATGTAGAAGTTGATTTTGTAAATTGTAGCCCTTTAATTTGTGGAACTAATGCTGGATTAAATACTGATAGGCAAATGATTACTGCTCAACTACCATCAAAACCTTTTGTAACAAAAGAATATAACAGATTTCATATTTATGTTCCTCTACCTATGGCAAAAGGTACTGTAAATCAAATAGTATTTGGATCTAATTCAAGAAATACTCCATGGGGACTTTTAAGAGAAGGGGGTTTTGGAAGATATGAATCTGTTGTAGTAATGTCTCCAAGACTAGAAGCTATTAACACAGTAATTACTAATGCTGTCACTGGTGGAATTAATGGCTCATTACCAAGATTTGGTATTTGTGTTTATCCAACAGTAACATGGAAACTTTTTGCCATAAAGAAAAATACAATTCCTGTATTTAATGGAACAGATGCTAACAGTATAATTACTCTTTATTAATATATGACAACAAAATTATCTTTTGGATGTCAATTAGTTCTTCCTGAATTTATTGATCCTCCAAACTATACTCCAAATCTAGATGGTTGGACAGAGCCAGAACCTCCCGATCCAGACAATCCCTTTTTTGATGCAAAAAAAATAAATGATGTTTTTACTCCTCCTGGAGGTTCTGGAGGGGGTTTAGAACCAAGTCCTGGAGATACTGGCCCCGGAGATGGTAATTGCACAGTTACAGGAACCTCCCCCATTTGGATTTTAGAAGATGTGGCTAGTCCTTTTACTGGGCCTGGACTTGGAGGAGGGTGCTCACAAATAGGATGGTCTACTTCTTTTAATGTACAATCTTTGTTTAATAATGTAACTTGTCAATGTAATTCTACTAAAAAATGCACTAGTTATAATCCAGGAGACATTTTTCCTTGTCCCCCCGGAACACAAACTTATAATTCAGAAGCTGCTTGCTATGAAGATCATCCAGATAGAGATCCTTTAGGTGGGTATGGAGAAACCGTTTGTGTTTCTTCAAATGGTCAACAAACAATAAATTTAGTTGCTTGTTATGCTTGTATTTCTGCTACAGGAATAGCAAACACTTTAATGCCAGAAAGTGGTCCTTGCCCAAAACATATTTACGAAAATTATAGTAATAGTAATATTGAAGGATGCACTTGTACTTACCCAGCAGTTGCACCTGGTCCAATTGCAGGACAATTCATTCCACAAAGAAGATTTTGCAGTGTAAGTTATAAACTACCTGGACCTGGAACAGGCGGTTTTTATTGTAATAATACTGCTGTAGGAGCTTCTCAATGCTTTGGTCAAAGCACAAATATAGCAGTGGCTTGCCCATCATGGTTACAAGACGATGTAGTTGGACAAGGTTCCTTTTGTGTAACAATTTTCCAAACAGTTGGTCAATGCCCACCAACTCAAGGGTTGCAGCAAAATGCCCCAGGAAATTCTAATATTCCAACACCAGGGCAATTTAGCCAATCTTTAATTACTCCCCCAAATTTAGATTTAGATTTAACATTAATAGCCAGAACTCCAGAGACAATTTATAGAGTTAGACCTAACCAAGTATACTTAAACATTTTTAAAAACTATGTTCATAAAAGTGTAGGTTATTATTTGGAAAGAAATGGAAGAACTTTAGATTGGAAATCAGAACCTTACTATGACCTTAATTTACAGGTAATTGAAAATAGTTTGAGTGATAACCTGTTAAAAATTATAACTAATATAAGAGATGTTACTGGGGATCTTGTTCCTAAAAAATATTTTTTAGGTCTTATAAGACAAAAACTAGTTGAAAATAAATTAGATGAAATAGATACTTATTCTTGGGAAATTCTTAGCAAACAAGAAAAAACAAAAATATTCACTCCTGAAAAAACAAATAATTCGACTGTAAATATAAACTTAGCTTTTTCTTATTTAGAAAAAACTATGGTTGCTTTAGATCCTGAAAATACGAGTAATCAATTTTTAGGAAAAGATAGTTTACTAGTAAAAACTTTAGCAACTGATACTGAGAAAGCTCTTCCAATAATAATTGATGGAGTAGAAACAAAATATTATATTAATGATGACGATGTAGTTATTGCAAGAGCAGGGCTAAAAATTGAAGATGGTGATTATATTAATCTTACTACAAGCAGTGGTACTAGAAGACTTTATCTAACTTCAGAAAAAGATCACGCTTATACAATAAGTACATTTGAAAAGTATGTAGCTATATCTTTGTTAGGTGGAGAACCTAAAATAAATTTAACTGCATCTAGTAACTATAGCAGTTTAGTAGAATTTACATATGATCTAAGTACCACTCGGCAGGATATGTACTTTTTAAAATTAAAAACAGATAGCATTAATACAAAACAAAAATCACCTTATTTAGATACAACTTTTGCAGAATATGAATTAATGCCAACAGAAACACGGGCTGATTTTAGTGCTATAAATGAATATATAAAATTTAAATCTACACATAAGATATTCCCAATTATGTATGATGATTTAATTTTAGATCATATGCTAACTTCAAGTTCTATTTCTTTAACACAAGATGATATAAGATTTGATGGGCACTCAAGAAAAAATAATAAAACAGTTCCAATATTAGTTAGAACTTTGCCTTGGTATATTATTATCATTCCCACAGACAGACAAGAATATAATCCTTTACTTGCAACTTCAGTATTAAACATAGGGCGTAGTAGAATTGTTAGTAGATCTTTAAAATTTAAAATTCCAACTAATAAGAAAGTATTTAATCCCGATTTACCTAATCAATACTACCCAATAGTTAGAAGAACATCAACTTATCCTGAAGAAGATATTTATGGTTCTGAAAGTTTAGATGGGAGAAAAGCAACTATCTCTCAAACTGATAACATTTTTTCTAACACATATAAAACACAAGAAAAACCAACTAGAACTAAGAAGACTGGATTAAGAGTTGCGTATGAGATTATCAAAGAATTAAATGATAATTATGTTTTAGATAAAGGGATAACTTATTTTGATTTCTATTCTAGAATGAATATGAACCAGTTCTCTGAGTTTAAAAATAATGTTAGATCTGGATTATTAACCGAAATATCCTCTGGGTTATTTGGACCTAAGATTTACAATCCAGTTAAAAGAGCAGGAGATAGTGCTTCTAGAAGAACAGCTTTAATTAAAAGAAGAGCTTCTGCTCCTGCTGAAGATAATTATACTCAAATTAAGGGAACTAACACTGGAATTTATTTTGATCCACCAACTCAGGAAACTCCTTCAGTGGTCCCTGTTTCAAGATTATTACCTTTCGAATAATATGACAAACTTAATTAGAATAGGAGATACTGGAAACACGACAGCAGACGGGTTTATTTCCCCTGACGCTGGATTCCCTATATTAACTAATGGCATAGCTAATAAACAAACTGTCTATGTGGAGGGGCTTCCTATTGCTGTGGAAGGGGATCTATATTCAGCACATATTAATCCAGCCCCTGATCCAGACATAATACATGAGATTACAGGCAACCAAGCTATAGGAAACACTTTCTGTAGAGTGTTTGCGTATGGAGTTCCTATACATATTACAGGGGATCCAATGGCTTGTAGCATACTGCATATAGCAGAAGGCCCAGGAGCAGTAAGGACTTTCACAAGTTAGTGACAAAAAATAATAAAAAAATATGTTATTTTAATTACACACCTACATATTTTAGAGTTTGAAAAACTTTATTTGGAGAATTTTATGAACCACATTAATTTAAACGACGAATTCCGTCAAAAGTTGTTAGAATCAGCCGCATGGGGCAAGGCTGGTATTGATGCTAAAGCCTCATCCGAAGAGAACACCTTAAATGAATCATCAGAAGAGCAATTAGAGCAAGAGGAACAAGAGGAGCAGCTAGAAGAGGAAGCTCATATCTGTCCTCTTTGCACTTCTCAATTAGACGAGGCTATTGACGCTGATAGAGTTCTTGAGCATATGGAAATAATTGCCGGAGTTCTTGATCGTCTAGATCAAATTAACGAAAGTGAAGAAATTGATCTGGATGCTCTCATAGCAGAAGTTGCATCTGAAATACTTATGGAATCAGAGTATGAATCAGAAGACGAGGAGTCTGATGAAGAGTACATCTCCGAGGAAGAAGAAGAGTATGAAGAAGACGGAGAAGAAGAATTCGAAGAAGACGAAGATGAAGATGTAGTTGAAGAGGGCAAAATGTCTAAGAAGATGATGGCTAAGAAGATGATGGCTAAGAAGATGATGG